TTTTATTTATATAATTAATTATTATGATATACGCAGTTGTCGTGCAGCTGAGAACCAAATTGGATCATCATCAGAACCCGCAGCTTGTTTTCTAGATTTAGTAGTAATACTACTAGATTTTAAACTTCGTCTAAACTTATCAATAGCTGAATTATTTCCTTCACGTTTAGCAGCCTCAATAAGCTTATCAGCATTCATTGTAAAGTATGCTGATTCTATGAGATTCTTAACACCACCCTTAGCATAGTCCTTTTGGTACTTTGTCTTACCGTCTGTGTCTGGCTTAAGTATATAATCCATTAAAACCTTTTTATCTTTTTCAGGGACTGTAATACCACGTATATTCTTTAAGCCTTTTATTTCGCTAATAACGTTATCGTAGAATTGCTGTTGTCTCTGCAACTATATCTGATAAGCCTTTTTCTGATCCTCTAATAGCTGTTTCTTCTTTTCCTCTTTAATCTCTTTAAGATCTTCTAAAGCGTCTTGTGCTTCATCTTCAAGTAATCCAGCTTCTTCGTATCTACTTACTAACTTATCAATCTTCTTAGTAGAGAACCCTTTTTCTTTAAGTAATTGTTTTACTACTAATTTCTGATTAGCTTCATCTTCAATATCAATATCATCTAAATCTAACTCAGCATCAATAGTCAGATACTTCTTTAAATCTCCACCTTGTTTTACGAAATTATCTAGTGCTTCAACTTCTTCACTAGAGTATTCAGGCTTACTATTTTCTTCAATGACATTTTGGAAGTAATTAATTAACTCATCAACACTTTTGGGTTTATCTTCATCTTCTTCAAATTCCCAATTAAGTTTTTCAGCCATAGCATCAAAGAAGTTAGTAACAACGTTTTCTTCGTTGTTATCTTCGACACCTTCTTCCTCTTCTGTTTCTTCCTCAATCGTTTCTTCTTTACGAGGTCTACCAGGCTTACGTTTTGGTTTATCTTCAATATCTTCTTCTTCGATTTCTTCTTCCTCAGTACCTTCCTCTACTGGCTTTTCTTTCTTATTTTTTACTTCGATATTGTTCTTTTTAATATCTTCCAATTCTTCATCGTCTAGTGATTCAAATTCATCAGCATTGACATTAACGTTTTCATCAATATTTGAATTTCTAAAACCACCATCTGGATTAGGGATAAAGCTATCTAGTACAGCTTCAAATCCACCTAATGTCATTTTTTTATCCATAATTAAAATATTTAATTAGATTTATTTTTTCTTCTTTTTACCTTTATTCCATTTAGCAGCATTCTAAGCGAATATTGCTCTCTTTCTTGTTACAGGATTCTTACTGTGAGTTAGCTCTTCAGTTGTCTTTCCTGTTTTCTTTTTAGTTGCGTTGAACTTACCTCTATTCTCTGGCTTTATCTTTATCTTCTTCATAATTCTAAAATTGTTTATTTACTATTGGATAAGTACCAAGTAAAGGTATCTTGTTAAACCACTTTGTGTACTATCCAGGTGTAGCAAATTGAAGATAAGCAGCTTCAATAGATCTCATATCTTTAGGTAATGATCTTATAGCTTTCTTAATCTATCTAGAAGTTACCTTATCTCCTATATTATTAATCATACCATTCTTAAACATATACTCTCTAAGAGTATTCATATAAGACTTCTATTCTGTACCTTTACTATAATAATCAGTTTTATCTGGAAATAATGGATTCTTCTATTTTGATAAATCTCTTTTTAACTCTGCAAACATAGAGTTGCTATAATCGGGATTTGAACTTTTAGCTAAATTAAAATCTACATAGTGTCCTAATTCATGTCCTAGTAGTAGGATAATCTATCTCTGTAAGATTTCTATTTATCTAATACTCAAAATCATCATATCCTGCTGGCTGTCTTCTAGTAATATACCTATTTACAGCTGCATCTTTAGCCTACATTTTAGCCTTAGCATCTAACTATTTTATAACAGGATTAGGTAAATTCCAATAATTAGTATTATACTAATTAATTATATCTTCATATACTTTAGCGTAATTATCGCCGTATGTATTCTAAATCTATCTAGCTCTTTCCATATAAGCTGGATTAGAATATAGATCTTCAATTATTCTATTTCTAGATTCTATAGCATCATCATATAATTTATATGTACGAGCTTTATCTTCAGCTTCTCTACGGAATAAACTATTTATTTTATCCTACACAGTTCTTCTTACTTCTGGTACATATTTAGAAGAGTATTTAGTTAATCCTCTAGCTACATTAGATACTGCATTACCTGCTAATTTAAATACTGGATTAAGTAAAGCTCCTTCTACATATAAACTACCTAATGGATCTGAATTTGAAACATAACCTGCACCTGGGTTATATCCATATGTAGGATTATATGGATCTCCTTTAGGGTCAAAGTTAGTAATAGGTCTTTCACTAGTATTCTGTGGTGGATCTTCATCTATAATGCCACCATCTGCATATCCGCTTATATCAACAGGAGAATAAGTTTTAGTATATGTAATATTATTCTTTTCATATGGAAAATAACCAGCAGATATTTCAGATTCTATTGCCTTCTAATATGTCGGATGCTATTTACTTTTTAGAATTCTACCAGTGTAAGGATCTCTACTACCTAAATGATAAGTACCATCTTCATTTAGTTCAGGCTACATATTAGATTCATAAGCTCCATATAAATCATAATCATCTGTTTCTACTTGTAGATTACTTGGAAGATTATTTTTATATAGCTAGTAGCCTAAATCATTTTCTTTTTTCCAATCCCAGTACTTCAGCTAGGGATTATTCTCCCTAGCCTACTTATACTGTTGCATTCTCTATCTAAATGCTTCACGTTCCATAATTATTTACTTTTCTTAGAACCCTTTTTAGAGCTCTTCTTTCCACCTTTACAAGCCATAATTAATTCTCCTTATTACTTTTAATCTTAATGTACTTCAACCAAGCGAAATGTTTTCTTTGCTTACAGTATTCAAGATTGGTATCATTATTATACGCTTCTTCTTCAAAAGATACATCGTGATACCGACATCCTTGTTTATCTGATAATCTAGCTATAGATATTATTAAATATTCAATACCATACCAAATATAGAAAGGCAACCACAACATTTCTTGCATCTATTTGAGATGAATCTTTTCGTGATTATATTCAATATCTGTTATTTTAGATTTATCTCTAGTAAATATCAAACCGAATATATTGATATATTTATAACCCTTAAATGGTATAAATTTGTTCTGTATTACTTTCATATTACTTCTCTCCTGTCACCTTATTTCTTAATGCAGTCTTAGCCTTTAGTTTCTCCCTATCCATAGCAGCTTTATCAGACATACGTTGCAACTCAGTTTCATGCTTCATTCTATCTTTTTCAAGCTGTATCTTCTTATTTTCAGCTTCTCTCTTCTGTTCTATTTCTCTACGCTTATTGTTAAGTTCTAATTGTTTAGTAGCAATATCAGAATTTATCTTCTACTATTCTAACGCTTGTTTTCCTATTTCAATTGGATCAGGAATTCCATTCATATCTTGATCCATATTCTCAGCACCACGATAAGCATTAAGTTGTGCTACAGTAATTTTAGTAGCATTGTCTTGATCTACTTTATATTTTTCAAGATCCATTTCTGCTTCCTTAAGCATAAGCTCTTCTTCTTTAAGCTGATTCTGTTGTTCTGCTATTTGCTGTTGTGCTTGTTGTTCAGCTTGTTGCTGTTGCTGCATCTGTTCCATTCTTTTCTGTTCAATTTCCTCAAGCCTATTCTTAATCATACTCATGTTATCTAAAGTAATGATTTCAGCAATATCTAACAGACTAGCACCATTCTGCATAGCAGGTTGTAGCAATTGCTTTAATTGATCTATATACTGTTGATTCTTAGTACTATCATCTACAAATATATCCATATCTTCGTAGAAGAAATTATCAGATAATTGTACAAATGCTCTAGTAGCATCATCTAATATATAATTCAAGTATTTTTTACTATCTTTCCAAGCAGCTTTAGAAGTGTTCAAAAGCATAGTTAATACTCTTCTTTTTACCTAATTGTGATTCCAGAACCAAGGTTCAGTAATATGATAAGACATACTAACAGCAGCATTAGTATTACCCACTAATTCACTAGCAGCAATCTACCCTTGTCTTTGTGGAGTAATACCAGTAAGTTTAGCTACCATATCTTCAATCTTCTACATCAATTGAATATATTCAGCTATTACATTACTCATAGTTAAGTCCCAAGAAGATAACTAGTTGAATTGAGATGGTTTACCTCCTTCACGTCCTGGTATATCCCATCCTTCATCATAAGGATTAATAAAAGCTACACCTAGTGCACTTAAGTAATGCATCCACTTATTAACATCAATGTTCATAGATTTAGGTATCTAAGTAATATCCATTACTGCTACTTTACCTTTATCTCTAGATAATGCTAACTCAAGTCTATACCACACTACAATATACATATACTGTAATGGTTTCATCATACTTACTAATGATCTAGGTTTACTATTAGTATTATTATATACTACACCAGTATAAGGTAATTTCTGTGAATTAGGATTATCGGCAGATATATGTTGATATTCAATAGGTTGAATTCCTATGTACATATCATCACCAATTCTATATCCTTCCCATACTTCAATAATCCAATCCCATTCTACAGATTGTTCAGTACCTGTTACTTTATAATCTTCATCTACTTGAAATTCTTCAGCTTCTCCAGTTTCTGGATTTAGTAAAGTAACAAATCCTATCTTTTTGAAAGACTTCCAACAGCAATGATATACTACTATATGATCTATATCAAATGGATTATCTGTAAAACTATTAATCTTATGTAGCTTAATAGATTCATAATCTATACTAGTCTTTCTTATCTCTGGATTATTACCTGCTCCAGGTCTTTGATCAATAAGTTCTAGTAGTTCATTCAATTGTCTTTCAGACATTTTATCATAGAATCTATCGTATATTTCAGTAGCAGACATAATCATCTTTCTACGACACCAAGCCGCATCATCTATGAATTCTAAGTCTAAAGAATGCTCATAATCAAAGTACATAGGGTTTACTCTTTCTACGTAAGGATCGCCATTAATTACACCTATATAGTATATTTCTTCCCCACCTATTAAAGCGTCTTTCCAACCTTTATAGAATTCATGGGTAAGATTCAACTTCCTCTTTAGGAATTGTAACGCATGATAAGCTTCAGTTTCTGCTATATCTTTATAATCTTTCTATAGATACTTAGCTATAGCTTCTGGAGTCTAGATTTCTCCTGTAGCTAATGCTTGTTCATATCTAGCTGCTTGTTCTGGACTTAACTTACTAGCTATAGTAGCCTGAATATAATCCATTAGCATTTCTTTGGCTTTTTCCTGTAGTTCACTAGCAGCTATATCACTTGTACGTTGTGGATGAAAATTAAAAGGTCTCTTAGTTTCTTCACCAAGTAACTGATCTACATATGGTTTGATGATATTATAATCCTATGCCATAGCAGGAAACCCATCATCTTGTTTAAATGGATTGGTTACATATTTAAGATCCTTTTCATTATATATGCTATTATATAAATCATAGTAAGTCTACATCTCGTCAGATCTAGATCTACCATTACCACCAAATCCTGAATCTCCAGCGCCTACTACATAGTCTACGCAGGCTTCTTTCCAGGCTTGTGTCTTCTTTGACATTGGTAGTTTCTGTGCAGGGAAACTTTTAGTATTCTTCATAGTTAAAATGTATATACATTATCGTCGTTTGAAAATACTCTTGGAGTATCGTCATTGAACCAACTCTGCGCAAAAATTGGTCCATCAAAGAGCATCTTCTATTTGTTTTCTTTTTCTTTCTTTTTAACAACTACATTATATAGTTCTTCTCTATATATCATAACCTACATCAACGCCATCACTCGGTCAAAGTTACCTGTATCATTATAGCTTATTAGCTCTTCTAATAGCGGCTCTGATAGTATTCTAGTTAGGTTCTTCTTACCTGGCGCATACTCTTCATTTAACCATTCTTTTATCATACCTTCACCCCATTGCTTTATCCACTTATTCATGTGACAACCTTTTCTTCTTTGTACTTTAGAATTACTAACTATATCATTAATAATATCAGGTTGATCAGCTAATAAGTAATCACAATGCTTAGCAGTAAAGTAAGGGAATAAACCTTTGCGTTCATTTTCATACATTATACGTGCATTATAGTATAATGCTAACTTACGTAGATTCTCATAGTACTCTTCAGCTGTTGCAGGTCTACCAGTATATTCAGCTACTATAATATCATAATACTCTTCAAAGTTCTAAAACCTCTTATATACAATAGATGATCCTAGTGAATTAGTACCAGACTAATCATGATCATAAGGGTCTACACCTATTATATATAATCCAGCTGTTGCATCTTTAGCTGGATGTTCCCATATAACTATTGAGCCGGTAGGATCATCGTCTTTACCAAGTGGATACTTAGTAACATCTCCGTGTTTCTTAGGTATCCATTTGATACTACCAGATTCGTCAAATATTAAATCACCTACTTGTTTATGATTCTATAACTAAATATTAGTACGAATGAGTCCTAATTGCTCCTACAGTTCTTTCTTAGGAAATATATTACCATTAAATTCCAACATTGCTTCTTGTGGAGTAATAGGACGCTCTGCAACATAACGGTCTATAGCAGTAGTATTGGTAGCCGTACTTATTACTTTTCTACGCTCATCTAGTATAAATTCAAGAGAAGGTTTAGTAATGGTATTACCATCATCATCCATATATATTCTATTACCATCGTCATCTCTAGTATCTAGATTAGTATACTATGGAACAAAGAATCCACACAGTTTATCTGTAGGTGTACTATCCCATATATTCTCAAATCCTAAGCAATTATATCCATCTGGATTATAGAACATATCTTTCATTGTTTCAAATGCAGAACCTTCGTCACCACCAGTTCCCCATACAATCATAGTACCAAATGTTACGCCGTCTTGTTCTACAGATGGTCTAGCAATTTGCCATGCTGCACCTAATTCTGAGAATGAACCTCCTTCTTCAAATAGAATTAATTTAGCACGTTTACCACGTACTACATCAGGATCATCTTTCAAAGTAACACCAATAATCTCTGACTTATAACCCATTTCTACTTCATTACCAAATTCATCTTTAGTCCAGAATCCAGCTCGTTTACGCATAGTACGGTTAACAGATCGTTTCTTACCCCAAGCTGTATTCTTATCTATAAAGTCCATATAGTCCCAAGCTTTAGTAAGAATACCATCTTCGGTAAGATACTGCTTGTTAGAAGCGTATATATATGTTTTACTATTAGGTATCAAATAATAATTACGACATGCCATAGCTCCACCTTTATAGCTATTGTGTGTTACTACGAAATCTCTAGTTATATATAATTGATTATCATGATCTACTCTAATACATCTTTGCTTTTCTTTATACCCAAGATTTCTAACTGCTTTTATACCTATAGAATTATATTTATATTCTCGGTGTCGTAAATTCTATAATTTTCTTTCTAATTTAAATATAGGTTCTTCTGTAGTAATACACACTTCCCAATGAGGTAAAGTATCTGACTTATAACCATTTCCGAAATCTACATCAGTACGACCAGGAATCATTTTAGATTTTCTGCATCTTATACCTAAACTTCTACATATAAAAATTAAATCATCTATTAATCTTTCGGATGTACTTACGAAATTACAGCTACCTGTAGAACTAGATGAACCGTCGGTATCCATAAGCCCTTGTAATAATTCTAATCTGGTGTTTACATCTGCATATTTATAATCGTCTGGTATAAACTTATTTTCTGCTTTTACTCTTACACCATACTGTTTTAGATATCTTCCTAATTGGTGTTTTGTTTTATCATGTGATAGTATCACATATGCAAATCTATCGTCTACTTTTTTAATACTATAATTTGGTAGTTTCTCAGTTAAAATATCTACAATCTGCTAATCGTCTGTAGAAAATCTTATTTGCGTTCCGCATATGTATCCATCTCCTAACAATACGCCCATTACGTATGGATCTACTAACGGGGCAGTTTGATTAAAATGCAAAGGATTAATTGATGGTAATTTGTATGGATAACAATATTTTCCAGGACTACCTTGCTACAACTTTAGTTTACTGTATTCTTCTGTAGTTTTAATATGTAATTTTCCTCTTGTAGAATTTAATGTAGACCATAAATGATTTTTGCCACATCTTACTTTTCTACCATCCTACAATTCTATTTCCCATACCTCTTGTTCACCTTGTTCTATTATTTCAATAACTTTACAAGGATCACCGCAAGGATTCATTACTAAATCTCCTACTTTTAAAGATCCCATTTCTACAAAACCAGTAGGTGTAAGAACTGGTTCACTATATGGCTATTCATATCCTTTACGGCGTGATTTAAGTAAACATATGTGTTTTCCTTTATCTTCTGCTTCCTGTACTGCCTAGAAGTAGAAATAGTCATAGTCATAGAAATCAGGGAATGTTACCACACTGTCTCGTTTTACTTTAGTCTCTCCGTTAGGTAGTTTAGTAACAGTGTTAACTATACGTTGCATTGGACAAAAGTTAATATAAAAATAGTTATACCCAGTGATGTAATCTCCATCCTCTGCGGTATAACCATTAATGCAACGATCTTTCTATTCGTCCCAGTATTGAAAGTATTCTGACGAACCAGCTGGATATAAACAATAACGCCCTGTAGTTAAAAACTACAGAGCTGGTTCTCTAAATTTATCAGAATTTTTAATTTTCTTCTAGAAGTCAATCATAGTTTCTTAATATGTTTAACATGTCAACAAGTAGATTGTATCAATTCTTTCTTCCAAGTAAATCCTTTACATGTTTTAGCTTTACCATTACAAGCTCTTTTAATAGAATTATAATCCGTATTTACTGCTTTTGCAGCATTATGCATACCTTTAAATGTATTTAATAATTCTCCATTTTTGCTATATTGATAAACAAAATATTTTGTAGAAGAATTTCTTAACTTCTCTTTTTGTATTTCTGACATCTTTTTTCCTTTATTTAAACCAGGCATACCTTTATACCAGTCAGAATTGCAATGTCTATTAGTTTCATATTCTTTCCACAAACTGTATATTTTGTCTTTTTTCTTCTCTAATTCTTCTTTAGAAAAGTCAGCAATAAAATTGTTACAGAAAGGATGTATATATTTATTATTACATAATTTACTTATATTTGATCCGCTTAGACCAGTTATTGTAGATGCGGCTTTTATAGTATGCGCATATATATAATACTTATCTATAAAATTGTACATATATACTCGTTTTCCTATAATTCCATCTCGTATTAATTTCTTAGTATTTTCAGAAACTTTCTTTCTTTGTTCTTCTGTCATCTTCAAACCAAGAACACCAAAGTCTCCACCTTTAGTACAATTATATCCTTTAGTATACCCTTCATATTGCTCTATGTATTTTATTTCTAAATCGTCTAATTTATTTATTAACTGTTCTGTAGTAATTGATTCGTCGGGTATAAAAGATTCTACTATATCTATAGTAAAGTTATGTAATCCGTATTTTTCTATAGCTCTATATAATGGTAAATCGTATCGTTTATTTCTAATATTGCTAAGATGATGTTTGAGTCTTTTTCTTATAGATACTCCTTGACCAATATAACATTTACCATTTATATTGTTTTTAAATAAGTAAATTCCAGCTAGTTTTGGATCTATATCTCTATACGTCATTATTAATTTTAATTAGTTGGAACGGTAGGATTCGAACCCACACACATACCGGGTTAGAGCCGGCGACGCTACCATTACGTTACGCTCCAGTGCCAGGGAATATTTAATGTCTGTCCCTGTCAGACCTCTCTATCAGTTCAACGAGATTATTTCTTAAACAAACTCTTTAGCCAATGAATAGTACGCTTGATAATACCTTTCTTCTTAGGTTCAGCTATTGCTTCTTTCTTATATTCTTCAACCAAAGATTCACCGGCTTCTTTAAGATAAGCATCTGCTTTTCGTTTGTTATCAATTTCTTTTTCAAGCACATCACAAATTTCTTCAGTGCTATTGCATTTTGTTAAATCAAGTACTTTCTTCATAGTTTCTTTATTTATATTCATATAACGTACTCATTAATTTATTGTTATAAACTTGTGTATAATTTGCACAAATTAAGCTAATTCATAAGGATTAATCTGAGCATCTCCACGTACTTTAGTAGTACTAACTTCTTCAGCTTTAACTGCTTTTTCGAGGAAATCTAGTGTCTGAAAAGTAGCTTTTACTTTTTCCATACCAGCTAATAGATCTTTAATCTTCTTTTCATCCAATTGCTCTTCTAGAGAATCTTCATAATACTTACTAATAGTATCTACTTTGTTTCTCATACTATCAAGCATTCTTAGATTTCTAGTATATATTAGCTTCTTATAATCATCTTCACAAGACTTTTCTTCTACTGTAAGATTATAATTCTCATCACCAAAGTATAACTACTTAAGCTTCTTTTCTCTAATATCTGGTTCTAACTGAAGTACATATGGAGATTTAAAATACCACATAAGTACTATATAACTTATTACATTTGTAGCTTGTTGTTTATCTGGCTTATCAGCCTCCCATAACTTTTTAAAGAATGGGAGACCTAAAGCATCAGGGTGTATTACTACTTTACCACCATTTATATCAAATAGCTTCATCAGTTACTTCTTCAACACAAGGTTCAAAATTCTCTGGCATAAACTCTTCTGGATGCTGAGCTCTATACTCTTCTTCAGCTTTAGTATTTGCAATAGCATCTAATAGCTGATAAAATTTTAATTCTACAGGTTCCTGTTGTTCAGTAGGAATAGTAGGCATTAGTTTCTCCATAGATTGTTTCATTACATCTTCTGTAAATTCACCTTGCACAATCTCTGTTCTATATAACATACCATTAATACGAACTTCAATAAAATTTCCAACACCTGATGCACTTACAGGAATAATTGTAATATCTAGATTTTCCATAATTATTCTTTTACTTCTTTAATTTCATTATTTTGTTCTGCTGTAGCTTCTCCGAATCCTTTTTCTCCTCTTTCTGTTTCACTCAGTTCTTCTACCAAAGTAGGTTCTAATATAGAACAAGGAATTATAACTAATTGAGCAAATGGTTCATCTGTAGTATATACTGTAGGAATAGCATCTGTAGTTACTTTAAATTTAGCCATTAATTCACCTCTGTAACCCATTAACGAGGTGTTGTTAATCTATAAGGCTCTTTATCCTTATATTTCTGTTATTTCTTTTTGTTATTAACAGTTCGGACTATATCTTCACTCATTTGATTGAGGCAGGGCACTCGTGTCAGCATTACTGTCTCGTAAGACTCGGCTGTTAGTCTCTGAACCTTCAAAAGTGTCACCACTTAAGCTTGGCTGCTGATTAACCTCTTCAGGCTTTTCCAGCAATTCACCCTGTTTAATGACTCCAGTTATTTTGCCTGTTTCTTTATCTCTGATTACCATACTAAATAAATTATGTATGGCAGTGTGTTCAGATTTAGTTACAGGCATTAAATTTTCTATTCTATTATCATTATGATCAAAATTTATATGATGTACTTGTGAACTTTTCTTTAATACTGTAATTCCGTTTATTTTTTCAAAATATTTTTGATTAAATAATTTATAATTTTGTTCTACTATTAATCTGTGTTCTGTAACTCTGCCGTTACGATCTGCATGTGGATGAGATGGTACATAAACTCTTATATCTACACTGTTATGGTTTCTTTTCTGTATCTTCTCACCTTTAAAAGAAGCATTCAAGTTTCCTTTTAAACCGTATTGATGATTACTTTCTCCAGAATAAAGTAGAGATCTCAATTTATAACAACATTCTTTACTGCACGTGATATGTTTTGTTTTGTTTATGTGTGATTGTTTTCTATGAAACTTTTTACCACAAAATTCGCAAGTACAATTCAAACTACCTTCATGTGATTTATCTGCACATTTTTTTGAACAATATTTCGCAGTATTGTTTCTATAGGGTATTACTTGAAATTCTTTTCCACATATAGTACATATTTTTGTTATCATGTTTATTAATTTTAAAGATTGTATGTACTATAAACGTATTATAATAGAATAGATTTTATTGATTGTATTTAGAAAAGGCTATTATATTTAGAGTCAATTAATCCAACAGCGTTACATAAGCTTATGGATCTTTTACTAATTGAAGACTTCATCATAAGTAAACCACAATATCCTTCAGGAATCTCTACTGCTAAATCAGTATGATATACAAGTACTAACTTTCCACTATTATCTACTTCTTGAGTAATACGAGTAGCATACAGATCCAATCCAGCATCTCCTGCTGTGGCTCTAATAGGCAACTTACCTTCAGATTTTTTAATCTCTTCTGTGCCGTCTTCTTTCTTTACTGAGTAATCTAACTTTTTAAATTTCAATTGTTCCATAATTATTTATCTTGTTCAATATCTTTTGTGTTAATACTAATCGCTTTACCATGATGAAATCCCCAATCTAAGAATACCGTATTACAAAGTACATGATCTATATGAGGTAGTCCACTTTCAGGATCTATTAATTCTCCTTTGTCTATAGCAGTAAGATGTCTTAGTAATGCTGCTTTATATCTTTTCCAAAAATCTGGAAGGTTTTGCCAACTGTTATCTGAGTATTTCTGAGCTCCGTAAGTAAGTACCTTACCAATATTCTCAACTACATCTAATGGAATCAGATCCATTCTTACTTTACCACAATCATATTTCTTACCATCATTCTCCATCTTCAATATACTTATTAGTTAAACAGTTGTACAATCCTTTTATCTGTAGCTGTCTAGTTTCAATGCTGTCCGTATCTTTCAACTTAGCTAAACCTTCTAGAATATCATCCATGAATTCATTGTATGTTAAGGAATAGTTATTGATCTTCTTATCTGCAACTTCCATTAACTCTTTTAACTCTTCACTGATCTTAGATCCAAATTGTTTAACGTTGTTTTTCTCAAATTCCCATAGAGCTAATGAATCTTCTTTACTCTGTCTTTCCATATTCTTTCATTACTTTAATAAAACATCCAGCAGCCCAGCCAACTAAATACGCATACCCTTCGTTACCACCACCTGAGAATTCTTCTCCATTCATACCTGTAACTTCAAAGTAATAATCAGTTATGTGAACTGATTCGTGTGCTATATGCGTACCATCTAATTCATCAGGTCTATATATTATGCAAATAATACCCATCTCAGAACTACTGTTTAACATAACCGGTCTACATTCTGCAATAACATCTTCGTCATACGCCTTTAACATTTCTTCTTCAGCTTCTTTTCGTATTTTATCGAAACCTGGTAATAAGTTGTATATAGTGAATTTCTTTAATATTGTGTATACATCTTCTTCCTTTTCTATTATAGCTATCCAAAATGTTCTAGGATATATATTATCAAACTTTCTTAGTATCATATTCTTAATAGTCTACTATCACTAATTGCTATATACATCTGTATATTGTTAAGTAATACAGGATCAAAGTAAATAGAATCTAACCAGTGAATCTTATAATTAGGCGTCAAGCACTCTTCAATAAACTGTCTCATTTTGTTTCTTTATATCTCTTTTTTAATTTAAGTTTAAATAAGTAAGCAAACATAATATCTTTAGTATCTTCATCATTTGACATTACTTCTTTAGCAAACTTAAATGGACTATTGCATATTACTTCTATAACAGGATAAGGTAAATTATATTTATTTGCCAGACTTGAGTAAATTGATATCTTTTTTTGCTGTTGCATTTATATAATATTCACTAGTTTCTAACTCTGTTAAAGATTCTCTGATAGTATTAGGTCTAATAGAATTTATTATTACTATAATATCAGATTCATCTAAATCGTGATTTCTATATAATATATCAGATAACTTTTTAATTTCTTTGTTAGAGTAAGGTTTCTTCGGAACGAAAGAAGTTAATTTTAAATTAGAACGTAAGTTAAAAAGATGTCTGAAATACCGTACTAACCTATTACTTCTATTCTCTACATGTACTATACGCCCATTGTCAAAGATCATGTAGAAATGTTTATTATTTATTTTATTATTCATTTACTCTTAGTATTAATGTTATTTGCACCCTATCTTTTATTATCTCTGGAATTAGTATCTTATTAACTACTAATTCATCTTCTGCTTTTCCCTGTACTAAAAGACCCTCTTTCTTGAACTTACTTATATATCTACTTAAGTTATCAGGAGTAATACCCATAGTACTTTTAATCATTCTACGATTGTCAGTATTGGCTACATTTTTACTTACACCAGGTATTGGAGTAAAGTTCACATCTAATTCAACGAACTTAGTAAGTAACTCCAATTCCCTATTTGTAAGTTGTAGTATACCATTTAAAGCATTAAGGTATTCATAGTAAAGATTGCCTTTATTAACAGTCTTTACTAATTTATTCATCTAACAAATCTTTAATACTGTTGAGAACTTTATTTAAATTGTGGTATACAGTTTCTGCTTCTACTTTAACACATTGCTGCACATTACCTTCATTATAATCCTTCATTAGTTCATTATAATCTTTAGTATATGTATCAATCAAAGTATTAACGTATTCTTTTACTTTCTCTAACTTATCACAACAGCATTCACATTCATCCTCATTATCATCTTCTTCTGCTTCTTCACTGTACCAAATTACATAATCTTTTTTAGCTAATTCGTCCATAGTAGATGAATCAAAAGCCATAGAAGTATAAGTTTCCATTTCTGGTTTTGTTTCAGACTTCTGTAGTTCCCATAAATTCAAGTCTTCAACCTTAGTAAACACATCGCCTTTTTCAGCAAAACTGAATTCCTTAATTACTTTATATCCTTCCATATATCTAACTTTTTATTTAATATCTTTTGTTTAAATTCTTGTATCCTGTTAAAGTTCTTTTTACATTCTTCATATCCATCAATTCTACCTTGTGTGTAACCTTCTCTCTTTCCTTGACAATATGTAAGAATACCAAAACCAATAACACTAACAAGAAATATTATCATTGTTCCCATAATGCTCATTAAACGTATTAATATAAAAAGTGTTTAAAATATTTAACATTTATTAAGGTTTAGTAAAGTAATGACAAAAAGAATGCCCCGCTTTGATGGCAGGGCAGCGACTTAATACTCTAAAATAAAACATTCAATCATGAATGATAGCTTATTTAACGACTTTAGCTACAACGTCGTATGGTTTAACTAATTGTGAGTCCTTGAATAGATCAAAGTCTTTAGCAAATTTCTTCGGGTATACTATAGTATCACCAACCTTAATGGTACTATCAGCACCGGTTGGAATAGATAGAACAATACCTTTTGCAAAATCTGATTCAACTTCTTTAGTATGAGTCTTTACTTCATACTTATTAAAACCTTCTTCATCCTTTTCCCCAGTAGGGATTTGCTCTGTATATTCTTTAGTAACCATGATAGGAGCTAAAGGTTTTACCAATATATCTTTTTCAAAACTATATTCCAATCCGTTTACCACTGTTTCTAGTACTTTATCTTCCATAATATTTACTTTATAATATCTATTAACGCAGTAAGTAAAGTAAGGTTACTCATCTATGTGATTAAATTTACGCTTAAATATATATCCTTTATGGCAGATGTCCATTCTATCTTTAAAGTTAGCGCAGTTCATATTATTAACAAACGCACAACCTACACAACAACCTTTACTAAGCTCAGGAGTAGCTATATAAGTTTTATTCCTGAAAACATACTCAATTCTATCTGCTTTTTTTTGTTCGTTCTTTTCCATAGTAATACCGTTTTAGGGGGCTACCTTTTTTAACCAAAGACCGCCAGAAAGGTAGCTAAACTGAGCCTACTTACGATTAGGATTCCCTGGTGCGCTTCTACCTTATGGTAACTTCTTTAAGCGTGGAATGTACTACGATCCCGTGTACTTAGGGCACATTACTTTGTTAATTTATTTAGTATGATATAAGCTAGACATCCTAACATACCTACTAAACATAGTGCAGTAAATTCTGTCATTTAACTGTATTTATTTCTTTCTTAAATTGTTTATATAAATCTTCAGAAAAAGTATATTCTATTTGTCCTGGTAAAGTAAACGATCTATAATTATCGTCTAATTTATAGTTTTTACTTATCTTACTTAAGTAAAGACAATTAGAATACTATTGATCTTTTTGTCTTATAAAGTAGTAGTTCATTCTTCATTATTTATTTCTGGAGCAGTAGTATAACTATATATCATTGTTATCATACTTACTACATATATAATTGCTAATGTTATCATAAATAAGTAAAGATTAAATCTAAAGTAATAGGACTTACATCATCTACTTTAGTTAGTTCTTCTAATATATCTTCTGTATTCATACTGTATTTAACTGTATCTACTGTATACAGTAACGTATATTTAACTATATTAGTTGTTATTATTAACATTTATTATGAATATTTATTTAAGTTTAATAGCTATTTTTTAACATTATTTAAAGAGTATTTTATGAATAAAATATAATAAAAATATATAAAAAATTTTTTTGGTGAAGAAATCTGCGTGCGTGAAGCAGCAAAAATTCACACCCCTCTACCTTGTATCGGAGTGGAACACCCCTACGGGCTTGTATCTGTTGGGCTATTCCACACAAGTAACAAGTAATTAAGACAAGTAATTAAGAAAGGAGAAAAAAATCATGTTAAGCAAATTGATTTCAGCAGAAAAAAGAACTCGAACTAATGGCGATGAGTTTTACGTGTGTACATTTAGTTATTCACAGGGAGCTAAGGATGCACCTACATTCATTACGATTGGAGGTGTGAAAGTATTGAATCCTCAAGCGGCTGCAATACGTAACATTAATCTTGTTAAGTGTTTGTTTCCAACTGAAGACGAAACCGCTAAAGCGTACAAGAAAAATCTTGACAGGTTTATTAAATGTATGGAAAGCGAAACTAAGTCGTTTACAACGAAAAACGGTGAGGTAATCAAATTATCTGATTGTGAATTTTCATTGCCATTGGTATATAAGACCTTGCCGGTTAGTGAGGTTTTCGGTGTAAGTAAAATTTACTATGCTGACGCAAACGGTGAACAAAAAGAATTAACACAACTTAACGCTGTTGGGTATTCACGTCTTGATATGATTGTAGATGAAGAGACGGGTGAAATTACTGATTATAAGGACTCAAACGAATGGGATAATGACCTTAACGGAGGAACTTATATTGAAGTAATTACGAGGAATGCAAATGCAAACATTGCTAACGGTTTATATTGGTATGAGAAACGTGTAAACAAACCAGAAGCAAACGAAAGTGTTGGTAATCCTGTTTCAGAACCTGAAAAAACTCAACAAACTGATGACGAGGACGATGACGAGTAAACTTAATATATAGCTCTTGCAGTCTGACTGTGAGGGCTATGGTTTACCGTTTCAAACCAATTGAGTCATCATTATAGCAACTTTCTAAACTTATTTTTATCAAAAAACAACATATATGGATGAAAGACAAAAGAACAATTTAATGACAACTATAACATTAATTGTTGTATTTGGTCAATTTATTTTGTGGATAATATTATTATTGTTAGATAAAGTATGATAAAGCTTATAAATATTGTAACACAAATTATAATAGTACTAGGATGTTGTGCTATATTAATATTTACATTATCTATAGCAATAGCATTTGCTAAAAATGATTTCGCAACAATAACAAATATATATGATTATATATATGTTAAACGTATCAATGAAACTCAATCATATAACATTTATGGCAATAATATTAATGCTACTTAATATGATTAACAATACTATCTAGATTTGATTATCTTTATAGTAACTAAACAGAAAGCTAGCGCTGTAAAGACTAGCAATTAAATTAAGACTAACCAGAAGTTAGTCACAGACTGGTTAGTCATTTATTAACTAAACAAACTGTGCAAAATTATGTTATTCTAATTTAATTAAGGCTCTTTTAATTAAGGCTCTTCTAATTAGCCAATGCGTGGTAATAGAAAATATGAAATCTGAGAATCGCAAACTCGCTTAGAAAGTAAGAAGCATAGATATATACATACTGATCAAGTATATATTGATTAAAAGATCAAAAAAAACGAGCAACCAAAAGTGTGTAAATAATGCTCCAAATATCTGTTATTACTTGGGATATATTTAAATAAGTTAAAATTCAAATTAAGTAGGAGTTGCCGAGAAATAAGACCCTCGATTGTGAAAAATATTGTTATTATAAATAACGGTATCGAGCACAAGAGTCTAGCTAGTAAGTAGGATTCTCATAAGGAATCATTTCCACTATGAATCTAGTCACTAAATAAACACAATTAGCTACTGTGTGTAATAGTGAGTGTTGATAACACAAAATAATAGTATAGTTTTGGAAGATTATACTATTCTTTTAAACAATCTATTATCTTATCCTAGGTATTAAGATAGTAAACTCTTATATTAAGAGTATAAACTAATATTGGCAATCTGGAAAGACAGATACTTTTTTTAAAAAACTCAATAACTTCCCAAGACATTGAGGGCACCAGTTTCTTATAGGTTACGCATGAGAGGTCGAACATACTCCTTGCGATATAAGTTTTAGGTGTAAAGTGCTAATTATTTATTTCTATATTATAAGGATACAGCCATACTATCCTTTACTTTATTATTACTTAACCATACACTACAGTCTGTGAAGATAGTAGTGTTTTTAAACAGATTATTAACTTAAAATTAAAATAATATGAAAACAAGAAAACACTTTATCAGAAAGTATGAACTCTTAGCAAGATGTATTCAAACTAACTTAGAGTTATTTATACTACAATAGTAATGCAGCCATAGACAGTGGCAAGCCTGTAAATGCAGAGCCAACTACATGCCGAACAATAAATGTAAGTATGAATACTAATTTTTAATTTAAAACAATTAAAGTATGAACCTAGAAGATATCAAATCGTACAAAGATGCGTGTAAAATCATTAATCGCAAGCCTAGACGTTATAGAGATGCTCATATAAACACATATGAACAACTATCTACAATTACAGCAGCTGTCAATTATATTGAAACAGGTACGCAGTGGAAACATATAGTAAAACAAAATAATGAATTCTACGAGATTTATTATTGGAAAACATTCAGCACTAACTCAAATATTAAATCGGATAATGGTCTATTCATTCTTCGTTCCCATAATGGGGTTGGTCTTTCCTCTGCTAATATCGGTTCTGATTTACGATTTGCAACAGAACGTGGTGCAGAATATGTTAAAACAACTTTTGAAATACTATTACGTCAGTGGTTTGATCCTGATTCTATTAAATAGTAGGGGACAGCATTAGCTGTCCTCTTTATATGTTTAATCAATAAACTAAAAAAAATATAAAATGACATTAGAACAATTTCAGAATCTCAGAATTGGTGATTTAGTAATAACTAAGTCAGCTAGTAATCAAAGTAGTGTTAATCCTGTTACTAATATTGATCGTAAGAACTTAAAACTACACATAGGTAAAACTGGCAAATGGCGTAGTTTTCTTCAATTTGAAATATTAACTACAGATTATGTAGTTAAATATATTAAACGAAGACTAAATAGTAAATCATCTCCTTACTTTACTATTGAAGTTAAGAGTGATACTGAAGTAATATTTAAAGTTCATAAAAAAGTACAATTCAATCAATGAAAAAACTAACAGAACAACAAAAAGTCAGAAGGCAAATATTATTTAATATGCCTTATTTATTGCTTACGTTTCTTATTAAAGAAAAAGTATTAGATAGCTTTTTAGACGGCAGTAGTAAATATGCTCACGATAAAAAAATAAACCTAGAACCATTTTATACAAAATTAAGAGTTCCTAGTATGGCAATTGAATGTACACTTATATGGAGACATACAAAAGAAGGACATCATTTTTGGCAAAAACTCAACAATAAGTATAAAAGTATATGAGAAATGAACGATTCTGGCGCATTGTTATTACTATCGAATTATTAGTATACTTATTAGTATTATTAACAATGGTAACAACACTAGTATTTATAGCAAATAGTATTTAATCAATAAATAATTATTATGCAAAAGTTAATGTATTTTTTATTTGGACTCATAACTGCATTATTTGCAGCTGTGATGATTATTGAACATCAAGGAATGTATTTCTTTGATGAAGAAATGTACGGACTGTTATATACCGATTATTGGAATTATTGGTATTACTCTAAAGTAGTGATAATCGCACTATTTATATTCTGCGTATTATCTTTTGTATATACACTTGGTAGTGGATATAAAGATAAAGACGATGGATACAAAGAAATCAAACCAAGCTGATTTAGCAGATATATGGTGGGATAAATTTGAAAACTGGTATGAAACACATCCAGTTACAAGAGTATTAATTGTGATAGATGCAATATTGATAGCATTTATATACTTAGTGTTAACTTAAAAACATTTATCAAAAATGAAAAGTAAATACGTATTTTGGCTAATTGCAGCAATAGTAGCATTAGCAATTTTTATCAGTTGTGCAAGACCTCGTAGTCCTAAAGAAAAACAAATCCCTGAAACGGACACAATTGAACAAGTAGTAGCACCAACAGTACAAGAAGTGCTACAATGGCGTGAAAGTATGAGATTAGACAAGTATGTCGATAGTGTGTTCTTGGTTATGCCAGAACAAGTACTAACTCAAATACTTGTTACTAAAGGTACCGATTTATCAAATCACGAAATTGTTTCTATTTATATTAGTAACAAAGACTTTTATGATAAATTAATAAAGAGGAGTATGGATATACAAAAAGAATATATACCAGATAGTATGCCAAGGTCCTCATTACCACAACTTAATAGTGACTCAATTCATGAAGCCGTTAACTATTAAATTAAACAAGGTTACTTCAGTCTGTGAAGATAGAAGTAATCGTTTTTACTGTGAGAATCAGTGACAAACATGTGGGGCTTATATCTAATCATTTTAGAGGGCAGTATTACTGTCGTCTGAAGGTAGGTGGAGGAGATTAGTATTAGTGCAGACGTTAAAACCATGTACTCCAATAAGATTAGTTTGACAGCTATATCTGCTTATGAGTTAAAACTAAGTGAGAGTCATTTTAATTAGTATTTCAATTAAGCTGTATTAGTGTAGAAGTTACACAACGATGTGAATCGTCAAGCCTGCAATATACTGCAATATATTGTATAAACTGTTACATGCCTTCTTTATTTACTGTAAGCGTACAGTAAAAATTGTGTGTTAATATATAATTAAGATTGATAAAACCATCTAGTTGCAGCTAGACGTCCTCAAAATATTGTATAATTAAAACTATTAAATATGAAAGAATGAATATTTTTAAGAAAATCAAACTGAAAATCAGTAGTTACAGAAGGCTAAAAGCCTATCATAGTAACATTAAACGACTTGCTGAATTAGAATTATTAGATAATCCTAAAAAGCAAAAAGAAGTTGCATTACGTTCACAATGTTTAATTCACGGGCACAAATGGAAAAATGAGCCTAATAACAACGAATTAAACATTCCTATTACTAAAAGAACTTACTGTGAAAGATGCGGTAAGTACTATAGTCAAGAAATTTATAAACAACTTTAAATTCATATCAAATGAAATCTTTAAACTTTGTAATTATTGGAATTCCTGCATCAATTAATCAGGAAAGTGTTGTAACAGCAGTAGCTCTTATGGCTAAAAAGCTTGGTTTATCAGAAGTACATACAGAAATACTTGAAACAAGTAAATTTGCAACTAGCTCTTCAAATAAACAAATGATTGAAAACATCTTAAAAGATGTTATTACTGTGTGTACAGCAGCTGGTCTAATGAATATTGCTGCAATCAATGCCAATTTTTGGAAATTGATTGAAGATGGTAAATTAACTAGACCACAAATTGAGATGATGCTGGATGAAAAAGAAGTTACAATTGAGTATCTCAACAAAAAGGGATGTGCTTATATCTTTGATCTTTTAGTACAAGCAATTAGAGTGTTATAATTATGGGAAAGACCTATAAAGAATCTCATTTTCCAGGTTCTAAGCAATCAGGAAAAGCAGCTGAATATCAGTCTAAAAAGAGAGTTAGACATTCTAAAATGCAACCGTATAAAAGGGAAAGAGCTATTGTTTAACTAAGAATTACTAATTAAGTAGTTATGATAGAATCCAATCAACACAGAAGGTTATAACGCCAGACCCCTAAAGGTGATTAATACCTACGGACTATACAACGGTCAACCTTATTTAAGGTCAGGAGAAGGAAAAGGGCTAGCTATCAAATAAGGCGTACGAATAGATAGTATAACTTTCTATTTCTTTATTATTATGTGGACAAAAGAAGAACTAGAAAAGAAAACAAAAGAAGAACTAGTAAACATTATTATTAAAATGCAGATAGATATTCGAGAAGAAAGAGATGAAATCTATCGCAGACGTTTATTAGATACTTTTTAAAAATTATTCATTCACTTAAATAAATCAATTATTAACAATTAAAATCAAAAGAATTATGAAAAATTTTATGAACTTTGTAGGAATTATGTTAGGTGCAGTAATGTTGTGTGACAAAGCAACTGATGAAAATTACAACTTTGAAGCTGGTATGAAAAAACAAGAAGAAAAAGACGGTAAAGTTGAAGCATCAGCAGTTACTGAAGCAAAGAAACAGATCCAACAAGAACAACTTGAACGTGAATCTCGTGAAGTAAAACGTAGAATTCAGGATTGTGAAAAAACTGTTTCTAGAGCAGAAAGATACGGACGTTTTGCATCAAAACACAAGAACATTATGAAAGACTTTTCTGAAGGACTGAAGAAAGCTCAAGCTGAATTTGAATCTACAGGTGATTACAAAGCTTGGGACAAAAAGTATTCAGAACTTACAGACAAGAAAGACGAATCTATTGCAAAAGCGAAAGAAGAAGTCTTTGGTTCAAGATACGAAAACATCTATCTTTAATCAACATCCAAACTCTAAATGCTTTTTTATGCTAAATAGAGTAAAAGTAAGCCCTGCAAACTGTATAAGTCGCATTGTCGCATTGAGGAGTTCGGGGCAACATGAACTGAATTGACAGTTCTATTCAATGCTTTTATGCTAGTAATAGGATATTATGCCTACTGATCATGTGCTATAAATAGATCATTCTTTATTTAAATGCTTTTATGCTAACAAATAAAGGATAGTCTCATAGACGAAAAACAGTAAGTATATCAAAATACATATACATATAGTACTTATATGTCTATATTTCAATCGAGTCTCTAGCTTGCTAGATGAGCACTTGGTATAATATGTATTCTGTCAAAGACTATAAATTCTAAAGTAATAGCGGCTTTATGCTATTATATACTAGATTTAATGCTTTTATGCTCATAATCAACAGTATGTACTATTACTTTAGGATTACCTTATTAAGTATAGAGAGCTTGATCGTTCTCTATGCTACTATTGACTGTTAGGTCATTATATGCCTGAGCAAGACGAGTCTTCGCCGACTCTACCTCCACTATAGAATAATAACAAGGGGGTATGTATGTATTGATTGGCAGAAACAGTAATGAATAGGTCAATAACGTCAGAAATGACAAACATTTTGTAACAGACTATACTCGTATCGCAGCGTGATACGATAAGTCAACGGCTAAGCTAATGTCGTAAAAAGCTGGTTAAGAAATACTATGGATGTAACGGGTAACATCACAACACTGATAAGGTTGAGTTATAGGTTCGAGTCCTATTAGTATTACAAATTATCAAAATTAAAAACAAAGAGTATGAAAACAGATTATAACAAAACAGCAATCATTCCTTTAGATTATAGCAAAGGAAGTAAAGGTTTATGACTAGCAGTTAAAAAGAATAATAAATATATTCTGAGATTACTAGCTATATTTGAAACAGCTCTCATTGAACAAATCAAAATAAGTAACAGAGATTTGTTTGATTATAATGTATTTTGTAGTTTAAAAGAAGCATTGTTAGATTATGATTTTGCTTTAACCAAAAAGAATTATAATCAATTAGATGCTTTGGCTTCAATAAATGAAAAGAAACATTATGAACAGTATTTAAAAATATTTTGTAGATGAAAAAGACTTTAAATCAATTAAAGGCAAGTAGAAGGAACTTATCTCTTATGCTTTTAGCAGGTATGATTACTAATCTAAAACACATTAAACATTTTGTTAGAGACACAGAAGTAGTAATAAGAATAGATACACTATTAACAGCTATAGAAAGACTCCAATCTTCAATTAAAGAAACTACTTATGAATCGTGGTCGGCATAAAAAGAGTAAAGAAAAAGAATTCAATACTCAAGCAGAAATCTTAGGTACTATACGAAAAGAACTTCTTATACTATTAGCAATATATGAAAGTCAATCAACATATAATATGAAAGATTATTTTGCAAAAGCGTGTATTAGTAGTAATGATGGAAGAGACTATTATAGAATAACCGCATGGTATATTAACAGTATGTATTATCTTGATAATTTTATAGATAGAGTTAAAATAGAACTTAATAAAGCAACTATTAAAAATAAAATCTATTTAATTAAGTTTGACTTTGGAAGTAATTCAAAAACATTTAAATATAAACATGAGTAAAAAAGGCTTAAGAGGTTTTATTAGGAATAAATTGCCTAAGACTTGGGAAATTGTTCTTACAAGAGAACGTAAACTTACTGCGTTCATTGAGTATGTATATGAAGCAACTCCATCAGTAATGAAGGGAGGTAGAGGTTGGCGACGTGGTGTACATAACATTACAGTCGGATTCAATAGATGCAAAATCTATGAAATGTTTCAAGCCGAAAGAAGTAAAGAAGGCTTGATATATTGGGTAGGCATTTATAATAAAATTAAAGATCTTGAACATCAAATGAATTAACATGGAAATTGTTCAATATGTTCGCTGGACTGAACCAGGAGAGCGAGAAAGACTACAAGAAGTAATGCAGCAATGCAATGGAGAGATGGAATTTAGAAAGAAAGTAGCTTCTGAATTCAATATTAGTCCAATGGATGCAGCAGTTGTAGTAAAAAGATTCAAAAACGAATTTATCAAAATACTTAAAACAAAAGGATTATGTTAAAAGCAGGTATGTGGATCGCACAAGGTCCAGAAACTAATGTATTGCTCCTTTTAAGCGGAGTAGAACCATTATTAGAAGTAGTAGGTGCAATTGATCTTAATTACTTTAAACAGAATGGTAAAGCTAAAGATCTTACTAAAGACAGTCCTGAAGTAGTAGATATTATGATGTATCCTGAAAAGTATACATTTGCATTACCATCTATTACTGAAGTAGTTGATAATGTAGGCATTGGTGATTTACAGACTCTAGAAGGCTTAGGAGAAGATTCTAGAAAAGATAAAATCATCGAAGAAGGTATTGCTTACTATAAATCAACTTTACCATTATATGGTGTAGAACAAGCTAAAGTAAGAACTAGACTGCATTTAAAGAAGAAATACAGCCTAAAAATGTCTCAAGCTAACTATGTATTTACTGTAATTTGTAAAGCACTTAACAGAGAACCATAATGAGCGATTTTAAGAGACTTATTGAAGCACTCAATGCTGAATTAGAGGAACCTTATAGGTTTACTTTAGACAAGATTATATCTTCTGCAAATTTTGATACTAAAGTATTAGGATATGCAGATAGTGTATTAGATGATTGGGCAAATATACCACCTGATTTAAAATCTAAGATAGTTACTAGTAATACTTGTCTAAGTATCAATAAGTGGATAAATAGAAGACTATGGATGGATATTCTTAATAATCTGTTAGAAGATAAAATATTAAGTCTTCAGACTAGATTAGTAAGAGTAAGGATTGCTATTGATATGTCATTGAAAATGGCATATCCTCTCAATGAAGAAGAGAAAGAAGAATGGAGAGAACATATCTCAGATGTATTCTATAAAAGATGTCTAGCAGTAAATAATTATTATTGCAAAGAAATCATAAAACTTCCCTTCTGAATTTAAGGATTGTAGTTATTGGGTTAACTACAATCCACTAAAAATTTAGCTATATGACACAAGAAATAATAGATCTAGTGGAGCAAGCTAAACAAGGTTCTCAAAAAGCATTTAGTAAGTTATACTATAAGTATAAAACTGATATTTGGTATACTATTATGGGTGTAGTTAAGAATACAGACGTTGCTGATGATTTAACATCAGTGGTATTTACTAAAGCTTATGAGAAATTATCTATGTATACTCAACATATTTCATTTAATATGTGGTTAAAGACTATTGCTGTTAATGCATCAATAGACTATATACGTAGAAACAAAAAAGAGCAATTAAATAACTATGTTGATGAGGATGAAAATTCAATTCAACTATCTACTTTAGAGAGAAGTCCTGAAGAAGATTTAATTCTAAAGGAAAAATTAGATATAGTCTTACAAGCTATACCTACTCTTAAGAAGAAATATAGAGATTTAATTAATGCTCGCATAGATGGTATGTCTTATAAAGAGATAGCCAGTAAGCTTGCAATGAATGAATTAGCTGTAAAAGGTGATTTAAACAAAGCAAGACAAAAACTTAAACAGAAAACAGATTATTAACAAATACTTTCAACAATATGACTAGTTTTTGTTTACTCCTTTTAGGAGCATTAGCATCTTTTATCATTTCTAGAATGTGTAAAAGTGCTAGTTTGTACGTATTCTTAGTATGCGTACTTTTACTAGGCTTTGTTGTAGGTACTGGAGTAAAAAAGGTAGTTGCAAATACCTCAAATACTCCTTCTCAAGAGTTAGTTGTTACTATGGCTCCTAATCCCACATCTCAAGGTTCTACTGCTTTTGTAGGGACAGTAGATAACCAATCTTATGAAATGGGTCAGGAAGACGGAGGTGAGACGTTAGTAACAACTGATAGAGAAGATGTACTTACTATGCCTAACAATGCAGAGATAGAAGATGACAGTTGACTGCACTTAATTTCATAATTTAAGTGTATTAATTGTTAAGTTATTAATTTATTTAAAACATAATCAATATGGCAAAAAGAAATAAAGGTGGAAAGACTCCAAGTGCAAAAGCAGCAAGAAACTTAGAAGCTTTGAAAAAAGCTAAAGAAGCAGTAGAAGCTTCAGCTAAAGTAGAAACAACAAAAGTAGAAGATTCTAAACCAGAAGAAAAGAAGCCTGAAGAAAAACCAGCTGAACAAAAGAAAGGCGGTGTTTATCAGACTCCAATGGGTAAATCAGCATATGAAACTCATATGTTGTGCACAAAATCACCGTATATGAGTCTACTTTCTCTTAAGATTGAGAAAGACAGTAAAGGCATTGAAAATATCAAAGCCGAGTGGAAGAACAATGAAACTAGTGAAACTACTAGTGTTCTCTTCCCAGTATCTAATGTAAAGGAGGGAGACGGAATTGACGTCAAACGGATTAAGGAAGGAATTAAGAATCCTATTCCTGCTGAAGTTCCTGAAACTAAGCCAGTTGAGGAGCCAAAGAAGGAAGATCCTAAATCTACACCTACTGAAAAGAAACCTAAACAGCAGAAGCCAAAGAAGGAAAAAATAGAAGAAGTAGAAGCTGAAGAAATTGACATCAGCAGTGCTCCAACTATTAAACCAGCAGCAGCTCCTGCGCCCAATATCGTAACTCAAAACAGTGACAGAATTGATGCAAATCACTCAGTAGATTTGATGAATGCAATTCTGAAACGCCGTGAAGAGATTAAAGACGATCGGGCAATGTATCAAGCAACAGGAAAACAGGCAGACCTTATGATGTTTGTATTGATTCAGAAATGGAATGACCAATTCAGGAATGATGCAAAAGAACAAGGCTTTACTGTGAATGAAGAAATGTTTGCATATTTGAATGAAACAGCTTCTTTGTTCCTCGGTGTTAATTTGCTTCCTAGCAAAACATCTGATGGACAGCTCGAAATTAATTTCAAAGATGCTGTCGCAAAGACAAATCCTGAAATGCAGAAAGCTTTAGAGCAAGATGCTAAAGTTCCGCAAACTCAGGAAATGCCAAAACCCGAAGAATGTGTTACCGATGAACAGAAAGTAGCAGCAATGTGTACTATTATGAACATGCGGCACAAGCAGAAATCAGGAGGTATAGGTAAGAACGTAGCAAATATGATTGAATTTGCACGAGAAGCCTATAAGCTTGATAAAAATGCAGAACCAGCACAAGTATTAGCAACTGTATTGCTTAAGATGAAAGAAGCAGGACGGAATGCTACATTGCTTGAAGGTTGTGCAAATGCTATTTGGGGTAACCTAACAGGTAATTTGTCAGTTTTAGCATCTCATGCTTGGCTTAAGAATCAATTAACAACATACAACGATGCGCAAGTTGCTAATGTTGTGAAAGTATTCTTAGCTAAGAAGATTACTGATGAAACTGCAAAAAACAATAATTACGAAGAAGAAGCAAAACGGTATTCTCAATTAATTAGTGGAACTAATGACGATCTGATCAATCGTATTATTACTTCTGCTAACAATGAGGGTAAAGATGAAGACAAACTTGTATATCCGGAAATCAAGGGTCTGAATCTTAAAGGTAAACACATTTCAGCAATAAAGACTGTAAACAATCTACGGATTGCTTATGGAGCAGAAATGAACGATAAGATGTTGAAACAAGTAATGCAGAAAGTATCTAGCTTGTACACATCAACCTCTTTGAATCCTCTTACTTTCTATATTGAGAAATCTGCGTATGCTACTAAAAAGTAACAACTAACGCATTATCAAAATGAGTAAAAAACCAACAGTTTTGTTTACACTAGCAATGCTAGCTTTCGGTGGATATGTAGGATTTGTAACTAACTATACGAATACTGCCACCGCACATGAGTATGTGATTCCGAAGTTCACAGATGTACCTCGGGCAAAAGACTTTAATATTGATATTAATTTGAACAATAACGCTATAAAATTAAATGGACAAAGCAACCCAGAACAAAATATCAATGTTGAAATCAAAAAGAAAGACAGTATCATCTATCTAACTTCTATTGTAGAGAAGGAAGTACCTAAATATATTAAGGTAAGAGAACTGCCATCAGTTAAAGAGAATAAGTCCACTTGTACGGATATTCTCCGTAAACTGAAACAACAACAATCAGAGAAGATAAATCTGAGTCGCAACTAGAACAGCCAATGCGATTATAGAGCTACAATGGTGTATATCCAGAGATATCTAAATCAAAGGATTAGAAAGTAAATGGTTAGATTACTTTCTTAAAATTAAGATAGTACAGAATATTAGTAGGAATAGAGTATAGCTACAACTATAGGCTATTACTGAAAGTATAATAACTTATTGTGTTTATATACTATCTATAAACTGAAGAGGCAATAAGATAGAGGGAGAGCGTGTACAACCCTCTTGTTTTTGGTGAGAACCGACTGGTGACAGAAACAGAAGACGCAATTAGTAGAGAGCGGTCTACAAAATTAAACAGTACAAGGGGAACGAAATCCTCTTAAGTTACTCGCAGACTTATCATAGTTTGAATCAAGAAGGAGTAATAAACACGATGATGCCCAACAAATCGTAGTGTCCAAGACTACGTGCTGAACATTATCGAGCATATAACGCTCTAGGGTAGCTCCAAACTCCCCTTTATGGCATAGACCATATAAAAATGTCAGTATAGTGTTCTATACATATCTAAACAGTTATATTGTAACTTAATAAGTTTAGAGATAGTATATATGAAGGTACTTAATTATAATATTATAGCACTACTTATTGAAAAAATATTGATAGATTACCTGGATTAGGCGTAAAGCCTATGCGCAATGTTATGTTAATCAGTACATAGCTAATCCTAAGCTTGTATTACTATACACTCCAGTATAGAGGGATAGAGTGACAAAGTGAGTAGTAGATTGTGTGCCTATTGGCTGAGTAGCAATGATCCAATATTAATAAATAAGGAATCCTGCAACGGACCTCTTCAGGAAATGAGGAGTATGTGAGTTCAAGTAATATTATAACAAACTCAGTTGTTATCTTATCTGAGTATAAACCTAGAGTGCTTTGCAACAGGAATATAAAGATAACTAGCGGATGAAGTGCGCAATAACACTATTTCAATACTAAGCAGAAGACATAAAGCTTAGAAGTACTAAATTATTCTTATCCAGAAGCATAACTGGAGTTTTATCAAATTTGCACAAGGTGAGATACTCTATCCTTAAGAGTATATGTGAAAGTGAGCATCGCCCTACTCCTAGGTTGAAGAGAAGCAGACACATTAAGAGACGGACACGAAGCAGATCGGAGAAAAATCTGTGCATTGCACTAAGTAGTAGTCTTAACGGGAAGTGACAGAATGTAAATCTATTTAGGAAGTCTCTATTTATGAGAGAATAAACATGTTTAACTTAACTAATGAGGAAGTTCAATGGTAGGTTTTAGGACGAGTAGTGATAAGAAGACGAAAGTAAATCCGAGCCACCCTCGACTGTACAATATAATTGCTGACATTTGAAACATTTAAAGTATATTGCGCAACAATATATGTAAAGTGACGCTGATTCCTTACATTAAAGGATGATAGGTGGAAATCCTAAAGTTATGTGCAGAATAAGAACAAAGTCGTAAGTACACGCAGCCTTAGAATAAACTATTAGGCTATAGAGTGGGTGTTTTGAAACATAAACAGCTCAAAATAAAATTCGGTAGAAGTATTACCGATAGTGAAGTAACAGTTGCAGGTTATGAATCATATACAGTACTCCTTACTATAATAGGAAAAAGAGCACGTTATAGTTGCTGTTAGGCTCTTTAAACAATCAGAAACTAGCATAGCATTCGATTTTCAGATAATTTCAGTTATAATGTTATTTGATGGGTATAAATCTCCTACCGTTGGAGTCCCGTTGTACCTTTTTAGGTATTAACTAGCATAGCATTCGATTTTCAGATGTCGAATTACATATCTTTTCATAGTTTAGTATTAATAATTTTATGAAGAACGGCTGACTCATCTGTCTCATGAGTAAAGTCCTACGGGGAATGCCGAGTGAAGTAATAACATCACATTCTAGTAGTAATATTAATAATACGAAAGCTTATCTTATAGTTTTTTCAGATTACTTATCAAATCTTAGCAGAATTTCGTTATAGAGTTTTACTGTTTGAATACAAGAAGTGGTTTTTAAGTTTTTAATAAACGAATAGATATTAGATGCTATTCCACTTAGATAAAAGAACTCTATAGCTTACTTTTTAAATTAACTTAGTATTAACTTACTCCGTAGGTGGAATCAACCACGGAATCAAGAAAGGAGAAATTATGGAAACAACAAAATATGAAAGCGTGTTCAAAAATCCAGAAGGTTTTACTCAGCAAGAAATTACTCAGTTACGTACTAAAGTAATTGCGTTTAGCCGTGCTTTAGTTGGTCGGCGGTTGGCAATCCCCGTAAGTGATTATTTGGATTTGAATTACAAGAAGAAACTAGCTGGTGATATGCCGGGTCTTGTACTTGCAAATCCAATGAAGAAGTATATGATTGAAACTGTTGATTTGTTCAACGTAGATATTGTGCGGACTGCAAATGGTAAGATTGTTATTATGTTTAATAATGACGAAAAGTTGCAGTTTGATTTACGGGCAGATGTAGATATCGTATTGAAAGCTGGTCCGAAAGATGTTCAAGATGCTATCTTGAAGTTTGAAGCAACTGGAGAACGGTCTCCGTTCTGGAATGTTAAGATGGTAACAGAAGTTGTCACTCAGTTGAATCAGAGTAATTTGACTGATCTTAATAATTTTATTGATGAATTGGCAAATCAGGGAGCTTCTCTGGAACAAATCAATAAGATTACTAAGGACGACACTACTGCTTACTACAAGAGCATCGACGAGTAATTAATCTTAAGTACATAAAGCTATGGCAACAAGTAAAAAGCCAATAGATTCATATCACTTACAGATGTTACAGCTAATTATGTCTGATCCTCGTATTCAAAATAATTTGCTAATGGATGGGAGCAAAACAATTAAAGTTGGACACGATGGAACAGTATTAATAGGACGCCACAAATATGGTTGGGTAAATAAGTGGTTTAACTCCTATTACGTAATAGACTTTTTTAGTTTAGTACAAAGAATAGCTTTTATCATCACGGGTGTAGAAAGTAACCATTGCGATAAGTCAGGTTTGGTTGGGTTTCTGACAGAAGCAATTGATAAAGTACTTAAGAAAGATGAAAAAGAAAAAGTAATCGAGTTATTATTGTATTATTGTACATTACTTGATGAAAACAGTCCGTTGAAATTGACCTATGATATTACAAAAGATGACCCAGGCTTTGATAAAAATATGGGTAATAACAGCAAGCGACGCAAAATGGTTGGGGTAGCAAATGCTTGCATAGATTTTGGGTATGAAAGAATACCCGTCAGTTTACATGTTGAAGGAGATTTATAATCGAATATATACATTTGGTTGGGTTCGTATTAAGTAGAAAATAATTGAAAATCAACATAAAATCAGTAAGAGTATGTACATTTGGTTGGGTTCGTATATACTCTTACTTACTTGCCTCTGATAATGTTACTAAGGTAACTAAGTGTTGGAAAGCCGAGAGAAGAAGAATCGGATGCCGTATCGAGATGTGACAGGGGCGCTAACTCTTTGATCTTGTCTGTCTTATTTCTTAATTTTATTGTTATTCATATCAGCGGTCTGTGAAGATAGCTGATATTTTAAGTTATTAGACTCTGATAGGTCTAATAGCTACACAGGTAGACTTTCTAATATACTATGTAATTAACTAATTGTCAAATTATTAAAATCAAGTATATATGAAAGCAAATAAATTTATTGAACAGCGTGATAAACTATCAGCAGATATTACTAAGTATTGGAATATTATTTCTATTGAGAATGTAGTAAATCGTAATTATCAGCGTACTTACGATTTGAAAGAACTTTATAATACAATCAAAGGTCTTACAGATGATCGAGTAATTGTTAAATTAAAGATACTATGTATCAATATGGGTATAAAGAAATTTAGTGATTTACCAGCTGATTGTAATCAATTGGATGTATTTAAACTATGTGAATTGCAAGAAATGAAAGTACATCTAAGTCGTATACGAACTTTGAATCCTGTTCTTAAATCTAAGAAAGGTAAAAAAGCTCTAAATAAGACTGAAGTTTTAACTTCAAACTGGGTTAAAGCACGAATAAAAGAACTCGATTTAGAGATTCTGAAATTAAAAGAGAAACTTACTAAGTTCAACGAAGAAACAGAATTTGATGATTCTGCTGCTCCAATGTGCTTAGCTGCTTAAAATATAACAAGGAAGCGATAGGGAAAGTACGTACGGGAAATCTTAAAACATTAACCTATTTAGCTTCCTTTAGTTTTTAACTATTAAAATCAATTGTTATGAATCAAGAAACTAGAAATAAGAAAAATGCTAAATACCAGCAAAACTTACAGAAACGTTATGGATTAACTAAATCCTCAGATTATAAAGCTATGTGTAGCAAAGGAATATCTTTGTCAGAAAATATTAAACCTATGACAAAGGAATTTGTAACTACTCGTCGTCATGATAAGATAGTAAGTAGAGAAGTATATACTTATAAATGGACTCCTGAAGCTACTAATGCACGAAAGGAGTATCATGAAACTAAAGAAGGTATAGCTAGTATTCCTAAGAAGCCTACACAGGTATCTGATAAGAAGGATAAAAAACAGTTATTAGAAGAACGTCCTTATTCTGGTTACCATAAAGAATTGGTACAGAATCTATATGGTAGCAATAAAGCAGAACGTATTGCTAAACAACAAGCTTATAAAGCAGCTCACGAAGAGAAAATTAAGAAAGTAGCTAAACAACTTGCAGAGTTCAAGATGTCTAAGAAGCTACAATATTTAGAACAAAGACCGTATAAAGTAGTTATAGCTACTACAAACGATAAAGAGTTTAAGACAAGCTACTCTAATCTACCTATTGAACAACTTACTGAAGTAGTTACTAAACTAAATACAAAGTTATCTGATAAGTATAGTAATTATGAGTCTATTACAATAGTAGATAGAGCAACTTTAGAAAAGAAATGCTTTGCTAAACATTTGCCAGAGATAAAGCAAGCAGCGTAGAGCGACAGACTTTTAGCAGGATAGTCTATAAAGAATCCTGCCTCATGGAGTATTCAGCTAGTAGGCAAGCGCAGGGTACAGGGAGGAATATTAGAGAGACTCTAATACACTATTTATAGTGCTGCAACCAATCGGCATCATGGGTTCGATTCCCATATACTCCACTAAATTTATACGCTATGAAGATAAGAGGAAAAACAGTATATGTTTATGATATTGAAGTATTTCAAAACGTATTTCATTGTACTTTACTAAATACTGAAACAGAAAAATTAGTAAAATACGAATGTTCTGAAAGAAAAAACAATATTGAAGATATGTGTAAATTATTTATTACAGAAGACGCATACTTTGCAGGTTATAATAATACCCATTATGATAACCCTATAATAAATTATTGCATTGAGTTTTTCTCTAATTCTAAGTATACGTATAGTAAAATATGTAAATCTATATTCAATTTATCAAATATTATTACACAAGACAAAGATAATATTGATAGTTGGAAACGTTGGAAATATGCTAAAAATTTTCTAACATTAGATTTACTTACTATGTTATATAGTAAAGCGTTACGAGTTTCTTTAAAAGAAATGCAAGTAACAATGATGTATAAAAATGTTCAAGAATTTAATTGTGATTGGCAATCTCCATTAGCATTACAAGAAATAGATAATATGGTTAATTATAATATAAACGATGTATTATCTACTTATGAATTACTCAAACGATGTGAAAAAGATATCCAATTACGAATAAATATTGAAGATAATTACCATATAAACTGTCTTTCAAAAGATGGAGTAGGTATTGGAGTAGATATACTTCAAAAAGAATATATATCTAAAACAGGAATTGATAAAAAACAATTAGAAGAACTACGTAGTTCAATGGATTTTATACCATTGAAAGACGTAATACTTCCTAATATTGAATTTAAAAACCAAATACTTAAGAATTTATTAACTGAAATGAAAAGTTTAACTGTTTCACCAGGTAGAAATGGTTGGAATAAAAAATTTTTATTAAATAATTTAGAAATTTCTATTGGAGTTGGTGGCATACACAGTATAAATCAACCTGAAATAATAATTCCAAAAGAAGACGAATTATTATTAGATTCTGATGCTAATTCACTATATCCTAGTCTAATTATTCAATACGGTTTTATTCCACCTCATTTAAATAAAGAAGTATTTTTAGATATATATACCAAAGTATATACAGAAAGAATAGATGCTAAAAAAGCTAAACGAAAATTAGAAGCAGATACTAAAAAACTAACTTTAAACTCTGTTACAGGCAACTATCAAAATGAATATAGTTGGCTATATTCCCCATTCGCAGTTTTACAAATTAGAATGAATGGTCAATTACTGCTTTTAATGCTCTGTGAGAGACTTTTAGAACTAGGCGCTACTATTTATCAAGTAAATACAGATGGTGTTTTATACAGCATTAAAAAGGCTAAATATAACGAATTACAGCAAATTATTAAAGACTTTGAAAAAATAAGTAAACTAACATTTGAAACTGAAGAATTTGAATGTTTTTATCAATTAGCTGTAAATGATTATTTTGGTAAACAAAAAGAAGGTATAAAAGAAAAAGGAACATTTTTAACTAAAACTATTTTAGGAAAAGGATTAACTCCCACTATTATACCGTTAGCTGTAGAAAAATTCTTTCTAGAAGGAATAAAGCCACAAAACTTTATTCCAACTATTAAAGATATTACTAAATTTTTAATATCTGAAAAAACAGGTAAACAATGGACAGTTGAATATAATGGTATAAAACAACAAAGAACAAATAGATTTTATGCATCAACAAATGGATATTTTTTATATAAATGGAAAATAGAAAATGGAGTAAAGAAATATCAAAATATGCTAACAGCATCTGGTATTACTTTACTAAACAATTTTGATGATTTAAAAGATGATCCTAAAATAAATTATAATTATTATATAACAGAAGCTAATAAAATAATAGCAACCTTAAAAACAAAACAACTAAGTCTGTTTTAACAGATTTTTATCATATTGTATCAAGAGACTGGTTCATAAAGTACTATATTATGATACTAGAATTAGATACAACATTATTAGATATTTTTGGAGAAATATCAATTAATCAGTTAGTATTTTTAACTCTTGTGTTGAATGATAATCAAAGTAATAATCAAGACGTTCACAAGTTTCTCAGCCGAATAAGTGAAAACGACATACAAGAGTTAATCGACAATGACCTTATCTCCTTTACTACTTCAGGAGATAATAAAATTTATAGTCCTACAGAAAAACTATTGTCAAGTACAAAACAAGATAAGACATGGTTTGATGAGTTCTATGAAGTATTTCCAGTGTATGTTTTAAGACCAGATGGTACTAAAGGTTTTTTACGATCTAATATAAATAAGTGTCGTAAAGAATATAATCGTATCGTAGGTAAATCTAGAGCAATGCATGAACACCTTCTTCAATGTCTTCAATATGAAATTGAAAACAAAATGATAACTGGTAAAATAGGTTATATGAAGACGATGTGGAAATGGCTCACTCAACATGAGTGGGAGGTTATTGAAGAGCAAATGAGTTATGAATCTGAAATGCCTGTAAGTTATGGAGAATACGGAACAGAATGCCGTTAAAATACTACCTTTTGAGTCAATATCTCAGGTAGCAAATAAATCTATAAACTACATTAAAGCTAGAAAAAATCATAGTATAGTATCATTAAAAACTAGATGGGATAAATTCAATAAAGCTACTGGCGGAATTGAACCAAATATGATATTTACTATAGCTGGTATATCAGGCAGCGGAAAGAGCTCAGTTGCAAATATGTTAGTAATGGATTTAATTGATCTTAATCCTGATCAGGATATCGTAGTATTATACTTTAGTTTAGAAATGGTAGACTACAGAAATGTTGGTCGTGTAATAAGTAATAAAACTAAGAAAACTGTATCTGAATTATATAGTTCAATAGATACACTTAGTGATGAAGACTTATTAAAAGCTGAATCGGCAGCTGAAACCATTAAGAAATACAATATATACTTTGTTGATAAAGTATGTAATGTAGAAGAAATAGGTAATACTATAGATTACTTTCATAATACTGTAGCTAACGGTCGTTGGCTAATAGTAGTATTAGACCACGTTCTTCTAGTAAATGGAGAAGGTGGAGAAAGAAGTACAATAGTCGATTTACAGAAAATGTTTATACAGAAGAAGAAACTTTCTAATACTAGTATAATACAGCTTTCACAGATGAATCGTAATATTGAAAGTCCTGATAGAATTAATAATCCAAGTACTCACTTCCCAATGAGAAGTGATTTATCAGCATCTGATGCAATATTTCAAGCTAGTGATTTTGTTATTGCTGTTCATAGACCAGAGATACTGAATCTAGCTATATATGGAGTACGTCGTCTACCTGTAAAAAATAAGGTTTATATGCATTTTTTAAAAGTAAGAGATGGTGAACCATGTATATTAGAATTTGAAAACGAACTTCAATATGGCAATCTAATTGAAACAAATACTGCAAGTGCTGAAGAACAAAAAGTAGTATTTAAACAAATTAAAAAAGGCTGATTATGAAAGGTTTTACAATTAAACTTCCGAAACAAAATATTGACCCTCAGGGTTCTTTGAAAAATCGTATATTAAACGAAGTTAAAAACCGCTTACCGTTTGCTAAATGGTATGGAATTCACACTCCGGAAGATCCGGAATACAGTATATCATATGCAGGTCCTGAAGACTTGCTATGTTTTGGATGCAACCGAAATGCACATTTCTCTGCATTCAATAAAAAATATTATCGACCGACATGTTCATATGATAATTCACTTACATGTCCGTTCGCAAATCGAGCATTTAAGTTGCGTCAATATGATGCTATTTCAGAATTTGATTTAGCATTGAAACGACTAGCAGAATATGCTAAGATCATGGAAGACTATGAAGAAGATCGTGGTTACGATTTTACTTACATGGGTCAACCTGTACGTATTTACCAGAAGTTTATTCAGATTGGTTATACAATCATCCCTATTGATAATCCTAGTCTGTTTTTGAATAACTATCGTAAAGCAGATAAAAATAATATAGTAAATGTTATTATTAATATTAGTAACAGTACTACTGTTAACAATATTCTCAACAATGAATAACGAATAACTTTACATTGTGTAAAATTTCAGTTTTTTGTCAGATAATTTCAGAATATCACAGGTAAAGTGTTAACCTATTTTAATATGTTAATACTACCAAAAGAGAAAAACAAACCAAAGGTTAACAATCCAAGATTCTTAATCTTGTTTGGTCGACCTAAATCAGGTAAAACTACTTTATTATCAAAGCTTGATAACTGTCTTATTATAGACTTAGAGGGAGGTTCAGAATTTCTAGAAGCTCTCTCTATTCAAGCTCGTACTATTGAAGACTTAGGTAATATATCTAGAGCAATTGGTGAAGAAGCAGCTAAAACTGGTAACAAACCTTACAAATATATTGCTATAGATAATGCTACTAGATTAGAAGAAATGTGTCTAGGATACGCAAAAGTCCTGTGAATTTATGCAGCCTTATACAGAAATGTATATTGAAAAATTCCTTTAATTTCTGGAACATTTTACCATTATACACGTTTTAAATACTAAATGGTAAAACAATCAGAAGCTAAGCGTTATGAAAAAAGAAACACTTGATAAATACATAGGTCTTACAGTTGGCTGTTTAACAGTAATTGAATTAGATCATGAAACTTACGATAAGGAAAAACAAAGTAAAAGAAGTTACTTTAAATGTAAATGCAATAGATGCGGTAAATATACAGTAATTAGAGCAGATAGACTGTCACGAAATAGTACGTATAAACCTGTATCTTGTTCACATTGTGTAATTGACCGTCAAAAAGAAACGGCAGAAAAGAAATACCAAATATCTAATACAAAACATTATAGAAATAAAATAAATAGTATTAGAAGTAACGCAAAATCTAGAAAGTATAAAATAGAACTTTCGGATGAACAAATGAAAGATTTACTAGATAGTAAATGTTATTATTGCGGATGTGAAAATGCATTTGGTATAGATAGAATAGATTCTAAAAAAGATTATACAGTAGATAATTGTGTTCCTTGTTGTAAATATTGTAATATCATGAAGAATAAATTCGATAAAGATTTATTTTTACAAAAGATAGAACAAATTTATCATAATTTTCATAATGAAAGTTCAACGACTATCTCGAAAGAGAGTACATCTGAAGCTAATGCAGATGGAAATGGGGAATTCCTGAATGCCGCTTAAGGTAAAAGGAAATGATATAGTCTATTCTGCATAGTGATATGCAGCAGTTCATAAGAGAACGTATATAAGAGTTGCGTCTTATATAGAATATAAAGATCGTCAAACTCCAATGGGTAAATCCTATAATGGAGATGATATACGTACATTACCAAATGGTAGTGGATATATGTATCTTCGTATGGCAGTTAGAAAAGTAATAGATATGTTTCGTAATCTGTGTGATAATTTTATTCTTATTGGTCATACTAAAGAAAAAATGATTAATAAAGAAGGAGAAGAATTATCAGAAATGGCACTAGATTTAGTAGGAAAACTAGGTGATATAGTATGTGGCGAAGCAGATGCTGTTGGTTATGTCTATCGTAAAAAGAACGAAACTATTATATCTTTTGAAGGTGGAGATAATTCAGTAAGAGAAGCTAGAGCTCCTCACTTACGAGGTAAGAAGATAGTTATCGCAGAAAGCGATGAAAATAATGATATTAAAGTTCACTGGGATAAAATTTATTTAGACGAGTGTGCAGCCTGATTTAAAAACTTAAAAATATTGAAATTATGACATATAGTAAAGAACGTGCAGCAAGTATTAGCAAAAGTGATATTAAGTATATTCCCGCTGGTATTATTGAAAATGTAGTATTGAAGAGTGTAAAAACAGAGGTTTCTCCTAATGGTAATCAATTCTTAGAAATTGTTTTTGAGAAAGATGGAGCAACATTAACTCATACAGAATGGAAACCTACACTTGGTGGATTTGTAACTACAGAGGAACAGCTTCAAACAAAAATGGATAAACAGTATTCTCGTATGTTGCAGATACTTAACTGTTACTATAAAGATGAAGAGCTTGACTTTAATGGAGAAAGCTTTGAACAGTTTGCTCAGTGGATTACTGATATGCTGAACAAAGTAGATAAGAGTAAAAAACTTAGAGCGAAAATAGTATACAATGATAAAGGATATACTACTTTACCTAATTATGCTAAGTATACTTTTATTGAACCTATGGAATTACCAGAAGGTAAATCATCTTCTATTGCTATGCTAAATATTGACCAATTTACAAAGCCTGTTGTAGCTGATAAAGAAGTAAAAAACGATAATCCGTTTAGTACAACTTCATCTACTACTAATACACAAGCTTTTACAGATAAAACAGATGATCTGCCGTTTTAATATAAAGTAGATCATTATTAATAAATAAGGGTAGTGTAAAAGCTACCCTTATTCTTTTTTAATCATTAAAATAAATCATCATGGTAGAAATAGAACATATTCAAGATATAGAAAAAGATCAACCTGCAAAATCTAGTGCGAAAGAACAAGAATTAAAAGATCCTGTAGATACAACCACTGAAACTCAAAATACCGAAGTGGCTGAAGCTACAGAGCACGATACGCAGATTGAAAATCAAAAAGATAACACATCTAAAGATAATATTTTAGTTAATTCTAATGCAAGTGTTCATGACTTAAAACCTGGAGATAGATTTTATGGTAGCATAAAATATAATAATTCTAAAGGAAAACAACAAAGTCAACAAGGTATTTTTTTAGTATTAAGTTCACAAATAAAAGGAAAGAAAGGACAATCTCGAGAATATAATATTGTAAATTGTACTGGACAAGAATTCAAAGTATGTAGTGGAGCTATTAAAATAGCTAACCTACTAAATGAGAAGAAAAAGAAACAAATAGAGAAAAAAGCATTAGAGCAATTTGGGAACAAAGAAGATCTCGATAACTTAATTGATAAACTAAAAGAAGAATCTGAGAAGAAAGAAAGAGAGGAAAAAGAGAAAGAGGAATTGAAGAAAATTCAATTTTCATTTAGTTCATTAGAACCAGAAGATAAACTTAAAAATCTAATCAAAGCGGGTATGAATAATATCTGGATGGTTGGTCCAGCTGGTTGTGGTAAATCAACTATAGCTCGTAATACAGCTAAAGAACTAGATATTCCTTACTTATGTATTTCTTGTGGTATTGGTACTTCTGCAACAGAATTTACAGGATATAAATATCCTACTCGTGAAGCAACTAAGTTTGCTGAATTCTATGCTAAGAAGTCAATAATCCTTATAGATGAGATGACTGCGCTCGATCCATCTGTAGCACAGGTTATTAATGCAGCATTAGCAAACGGTGAAATAGAAACTACTACAGGTACTGTCTTACGACATCCTGAATGTATTATTATTGCTACATCAAATACTTTTGGTAATGGAGCAGATCGTCAATATGTTGCTAATAACCAACTAGATGCTTCAACAATTGACCGTTTTACTGGAGCAATAATTGAAGTAAATTACTCTGTTAAATATGAGTCACAATTTGATCACGAAGTAGTAGATTATATTTATTTACTACGTAATTGCATTAAAATAAATTCATTACGCCGTATTGCATCTACTCGTATGATTCAAGCAGCAGAAAAGATAAAGAAAGCAGGTATGTTAGACTGGAAAGATATGCTTATTATTAACTGGTCTGATACTGAAAAGAATATAGTAAAACAATATATTCAAAAAGTAGAAGAAAATAAAACTAAACAAAGTACTGCTTCAATAATTGAAGCTATACGTAAAGATTTTTCAAATTCTACTGTAACAGCAAAATTTAAAACAGCAGCGTAATGAAAAAACTGAATTTAAATATTAATATAAATTCATTAGATGAATTTTACAGAGAATGTGACAATATTGAAGGAGGTAATCCTGCTGAAATAGATAATATTGAAAATCACGATGACCCTGGTTTTAGAGGATTATCTACAGCAGAAATACATGATTCTAAATATAGTTATACCAAAGGTTTAGATAATCTAAAGAAAATAGAAAAGGATATAAATCTAGGAGGTCGTAAACATAAATATAAGTACGATGATTCTGATGGAGATGATATGAACTTTGATCGGTACATAGAAGGTCTACCTTGCCTAAAGAAAAGAATATCCACACATGGTATAGGTACTGGTAAGTTCGTTAAACTTCATATTTCTATATGTGAGAATTGCTGGTGTTCAGCTGAAAATCTTATGATTCGTGCATATACTGCTATGAGAATAATAGATATGCTAGAATCCCAAGGATATCGTGTTCAAATATCTGCATATGCAGATAATGAAGATCCTGGTTATTTTAACGGAGAACCTATAGGATTTCTTGGAGTTGAAGTTATAATTAAAAAGTTTGAAGATCCTTTAATTAAAGGACAAATACTTACAGCAATATCTCCTTGGTTCTTTAGATACTGGATGTTTAAATTCTGGAATGCTAAATTTAAAATGAATTGGGGATACGGACATTCAGTTAGACCAATGAAGAAAGAAACAACTTCTGATATCTACATTCAGACAGGTGAAGCTTTAACTGATGAAGATGCAGAACGAACTATAAAAAGAATATCGAAACTATTTGATAAAGAAGAATAGTTTCAACTACTAGGAGGATTTGTAACAATCCTATATGGCACTATCAATTTAAGGATATTAGATAATTTATGGAAGCGTGAGCCTGCACAGCAGAAATAAAAATCTATCTCTGGATAGGCGTGGTTCGATTCCACGACTAGTAGCAAACTAAAACAGATTGCATATGTATAGTAGAAAGCGAGCAAAACTCCCAGATAATATTACTCTAGATTGGATACTTTCTAAAGTAACAGAATATGATATATATGCAAAATATATAGGTCAATTTAAAGTAGGTATGATATACAATAGTCCATTTAGGAAGGATAAAAATCCATCCTTTGGTATTTACTATAGTAAACGTACTAAACAACTACTTTTTAAAGATCATGGAACAGGTGAATGTGGTAATGTAATTAAATTTGTATCATTATTTACTGGTAAAACAGAATATAATGATATACTATCAGATATAGTAGATAAGTTAAACATTACTAATAACACTAAACTCGTTAGCTCTAAGCAATATATACCGCCAACTGAAACAGTAATTGGTGTAGTACGTCAGGAATTTACTGATGTAGATATCAATTACTGGAAACAGTTTAATATTTCTATAAATACTCTAAAGAAATTCAATGTAAATAGTATTAAATATTATTTATGTAATGGTATAGTAAAGGGTACTTATAAACGAGAAAATCCTATGTATGCATATAAGGTCTATAATAATTTTAAGATATATAGACCATTAGCAGATAAATATACTAAGTGGAGAAACAATCTTACGGACTATGACATCCAAGGCTATGAGCAGTTGCCTCAGAAAGGTGATATATTATTTATCACAAAGTCCATGAAAGATGTTATGTGTTTGCATGAAATGGGTTATCCAGCAGTTTCTCCATCTTCAGAGAGTACATTTCTACCTAAAGACGTATTAGAGCAACTTAAGACGCGTTTTAAGCGTATTATAATACTATTTGATAGAGACGTAGCTGGAGTAAAAAGAAGTCGCAAATTAAGCCGAGAAACAGGCTTAGAAGCAATATTTATTAACAAAAAATTCAAAGCTAAAGATATATCCGATGCTGTTAAAGCAAATAACTTTGAAGAAATAAAAAATTGGTTAAATGAAACTATTAAAAACTATAGGTAAAGTAATAGCATTACCTTTTGATTTAGCTCTAATACTTGGAAAGTTATTATTGATTCCAATCAAATTAGTAAGTGTATTGTTGCATGGAGAATTTATTGAATGGAATAAAAAACGTAAGTTTATAGGAAATTCAATTAAAGAAATGTTTAAAGCTTTCAAATATAATAAAGATTATTCTTTCTTATATTCAGTAGGATTTACAGATGAAAATGGTAATTTCTCTGAAAGAATTGAAACGTTTAAAGTAACTAGTGATAGTATGCAACATTATATTAATTATGCTAAAACAAGTCTTAAACAAGAAAGTGCGTAATGCTACTAAACAAGAAATAGATGGAATAGTATTTCGATCTAAGTTAGAAGCTTATACGTATTAGAAACTAAAGGAAGCAGGTATATCAGCTGAATATGAACAACATAGATATATTCTGCTTCCTAAGTTTGTATATAATAACTCTACAGTTAGAGCTATTACTTATTTACCAGATTTTGTAGGAGATGGTTTTGTTATAGAATGCAAAGGATTTGCTACAGATTCTTGGGCAAACAGAGAAAAACTATTCAAGTATTATTTAAGCTTGAATGAACCAGATACTAAGTTTTACTTAGTAAAGAACAAAAAACAAGTTGATGAATTAATCAACAAATTAAAATCTTAAATTTTCAGATTATGGCAAAGAACGAATTTATTAAAATAGGAGAACAGATAATTGCAAAACCTAAAGGTGCTGATTATGATTTGATACCTGGTAAAGTATATGATCTGAGTTGGAATAGATGGGAAGATTCACCTATATTTAAGGAGAATGGTGAATTAAATCTACCAAAGAAAGTCTATTCTACTAAAACAGATGATATATTTAAGAAGCGTATTATAACCTATTTTAATAAAGCAAATACAAATACTACTGGTGTAATGCTAGCTGGTACTAAAGGTACAGGTAAGACTGTAATGGCAAAAATATTAGCTAAGGAATCAGGTTTACCTATTATTGTAGTTAATCCTGATTATCCAGAAGGTAAACTTATTAAGTTTTTTAAGTCCTTTACTACTCCAGTATGTGTTTTGTTTGATGAAGTTGAAAAGAACTTCAAAACTGAGTATATGCTAGATTTCTTAGATGGAGTTGAAAAGACTGCACAGAAACTAGTAATTATGACTTGCAATGATTTAAGCAAAGTTAGTCAGTATATGCAAGATCGCTGTTCACGTATTCGTTATTTACGTCGATATTCTCCTGATGAAAATGCTGCATTCTTACCGATGTTGGCTGATAATTTTGGTATTAAGAACAAAGAAGAAGTAATAAAATTCTGTAAAGAGAATATTAAACTACTTTCTATGGATAACATTGTTTCTTTCATGAGTGAAGTCAAAATGCTAGAAGATGAAGATATTAGTCTTCAGGAAATCATAAACATTATGAATATCTCTACTGAAAATATACCAACTAAAGTTAGTGATACTGTAGAATACGATGATGAATGTGATGACTGTGACGAATGTAATGATGTATATGACGATTGTGAATGTTGTAATGCAGCGTGAGAACAAATAAGGCTAGATATATTCTAGCCTTTTAACTTATATAAACATGAAAATATGCGGTATAAGTGATATACATGGTAATCTCATTGAGAATATACCTGAGTGTGATGTACTATGTATATGTGGTGATATAGTAACATTAAATGCTCAAAGAAATATTGAAGCATCTAAACATTGGTGGGAAACAAAATTTATAAAATGGATAGATAAATTACCTTGTAAGAAGGTAGTTGTCATACCAGGTAATCATGATTTTTACTTAGAATATAAGTATAAATTAAATGAATGGAATTCTTTTAAAGATTATATGCAAGTTTTATCTAAAGGTAAATTAGTATTTCTTATAGATGAAATATATATATATGAAGGTATTAAATTCTACGGATCTCCTTGGATTAAACCAATTGAATTTCAAGAGGACAGATGGGCATTTGGTAGATTTGATACTTATGAAGATATACCACAGTGTGATATACTACTAACACACGATAATCCATTTTGTAATGAAGCTCTAGATGTTTTCTCCTTTGGAAAGAGTAAATATCATTTATATGGGCATTGGCATGATGGATCTAGTGATGTAAATTCTGGAAGATACAATTGTTCTAGATTGAATAATTGTTATAGCTTAAAAAAGGATTATGAATTTGTAGTATTAGATATTATGACAGAAAAAGAAAAGAAACAAGTAGAACAAGCATTCTTAGATAAGCTTATTAGTCAAGCATATAATAACAATGTAGCAGATTGGCTTAAGACATTTAAAGAAGTTGAACTACAACAAGATAAAGAAGATGAATTAGTTTGGGATACTTCAGCAGAAGTTCCTGAGTCAGCTGTAATTAGCGACATGGAGGATTAAGTATGAAAGTAGAAGGAATTGTTACAGATAGTGAACGTATTGCAATTGAAGCAATGTTCAATAATGTTATTGATAATACTATAGAAATACAAGCTATAGAAGAAAAAGTAATTATAGAGTATGTTAAAGAATAAGATGGATATTAGTATTCCTTATTACGAAGATAATAGCAGAGTAAGTAATTCTGCAATAGGATGGTTTATTAAAAGAGGTCCTAGGTATTTTCGTGATATGCTTGATGGAAAAGAAGAGGGAATGAACTTTTCTTTTCTTGAAAAAGGAACTATGATTCATGAATATTTACTTCAACCAGATGAATTCTGGAAAGATTATATTATTCTTGATTTTGCAACACCTAAAGTAAAACAGCAAAAGGATTTATTAGATGAGTATCATAGACTTATGCAAGTAAATCCATTAGAATCTCAAGATAAGCTTAAACTATCTGCTTATAAAAAAGCTTATAGTAATAAGAAATCTGATGAGAAATGTATTGAAGAAGCTGAAGGTCTTATTATGATTTATCAAGATTACTTAGAATACTTGAGTAAGAAAGATGATAATAAGAAGATAATTAGCTTTGCTGATTTACAAATGCTTAAGAAGATTAAGGAAAATATTCAGAATCACAAGAAAGCAAATGAATTGCTTTTTAATTTACCATCTACTTTTGAAACTCATAATGAATTTCATATTAACTGGCAGGTTAATAGAATCAATAATATTAAATGTAAATCTTTACTAGATAGAGTATGTTTTGATCATGTTAATAAGAAGATAATTCTAATTGACTTAAAAACAACTGTAAATGTCTATGATTTTGCACATTCTGTAGAAGAATATGATTATTACAGACAAATTGCTTATTATGGATTAGCAATTCAATGGTATATGCAAGAGGTATTAAATCTTAATTCTGAAGAATATGATTTTGAAGCATATATTATTGCTATAGGTAAAGATTCTGAAAATCAAATTAGAGTGTTTAACATGAAAAATGATAAAATACTCAGTGAGAAAGTTGATTTAATTAACAATTCTTTACAGAAAATTTCATATCATATCAGTACAGATCAATGGGATCACTCAGTAGAATACTACGAAGGTGATGGTGTTGAAAAACTATAATAAATGCTTAATATTTTTAAGTGATTTTATAGAAGCGAAGATATCTTACTTTGATTGTCCAGCATTTGTAAATATGTATACAAATTTAAAAGGAGACAATTCTGAAGGAAAATTATATTTAGTTTATAAGTTTAGTAGTCATTATGAACTATCTAAAAAAATAGAGGAAATCAGTTGTAATAAAACATATTATAATTGGTTTCCTTATACTATAAATAAACAATCTTATATTGTCTTTTCATTTAAAGTTAGTAAAGATAAAATACAAGAATTAGAATTCTGTAAAAAAGGTAGATTTACTGATAGTTATTTAGATGTAAAAGATTTAGTTGTTATTTGGAAAGACTACTTAGATCAATTTGATGATTTGCTTAAGTCAAATGACTTTTGCTCTGATTATACTTGTACTTGTTAAAAATAAAAGGCTGGAAATAATCCAGCCTTTTTCATTAATCAGAATCTCTATTTGCAATTTGAGTTTCGTAATATCTTCTTTTAGAAGGTATATCCTATAATTCCCATATATTTTTAAACGGAGTTATTTTCATTCCAAATTTAAAAGTAGGAGAAAAACCTTTATAAGCGCCTCTATCTATTTTTTCATCTTCATTATTAATCAGATTATGTACCCATGCTGGTACAGTAGAAATTAATCCAGAAAAGTTATCATAATAACTATAAATGGGGAATGGAGTTTTGATAGTTGAGATAGCGTCTTGGATTGCCCAAGGGGTAGAAGACATCATAGTTTCAAAATCTGTTCTTACTAAAGCAAAAGCTAATAATTGTTTTAATATATTATCTTTATCATCATCTGCCCAAGCCTTTGCTATTGGCATTAAGAAGAAATGCAATATATGTACACCTATTAATTCTAAAGATAATTGTCTTATTACTCTACGCTAATCGTATGTAGAATTCTACATATACTTCTACCATAAACTAATATTCCTAGTATCTCTTCTTATTGCAGAAATAATACTAAAAGGAACTCTAAACAAAGCCTCTTTATATCTTTGAGAACTATAATCCCATTGTCTATTCTATACCCATCTTTCTTGAAGTATAATAGGCATAAATTGTCTGTGCATCATTACTAAACTTCCTATAATATTACTACTTAACATAGTTTTCTATAGTGGAGTAAGCTAACCATCAGCAGATTGAGCTAAATTTCTAGCAGTGTTACCAATGGTTTCTTTTTTAGCATCCCAGGCTTTTTGATAAGCAGGGTCTTTGGTTACGATATTTCCATTTTTATACTCTACTAAATCTCTAGAGGATCTAAATGTGTTCCATTGATTTAACATTACTTCGTCGTTACTATATTTACGTTTAAATTCTTCGCTACTAAGAAACTCTCCATTTACGTATCTATAGTTGTACATAACAGAATTTAGTATATGACCCTTTACGACATAATCACTTAAAGAGTATACTCCAAAAGCCCAATTTCTAGCTATTTGTTTTTGAAAAGTAGATAGATTAAGTCTATCTGTTTTTATTTCAGCACCTACTTGAAAATATTCCATTAGTTTCATCTATGTACTATTGTGATAATCACTAAGTAAACTGAAATTATTTTTAAATAAGTCTACAATCAAAGCTTTAGCACCATTAATACTATCTCCAAAACTATAATACCTACCAGAAAGCGAATTGATTATATCATTATAGACTGCTGTAAAAAATCCAGTAGTAGCGCATATAAAGTTTAAACCAAGATTAACGGTAGTTCCTAATGCTTTTAAACCTAATATTAATTTAGTAAAATTAACTTTCCTAGGTTTTATGTGACCTTTAAAGCCTAATACAGAAAAATCTCTTTCTTTAAGATCCCATGTAAACGACTTAGTTTTAATATCATATATATTCATTTCTACAAAGCTTTTAGCAAACTTATATAGATTAGATTCCTATCCTTTTTTACTTCTCCCTCTGTACTTACTTTTAACGTCTCGATTGCCTATAAATTGTAAGATAGCTTCGGTTTTAGGTTTGAGTTCACTTTTTATTCTAAAGTTTTCAGCCATTTTAAAATACTCTACTATAGAGCCAACAGTATTAGCTGTAATAGTAGAAGGATCATCCAGACTTTTAACATAATTCTGTGGAACAAAATATAATTTATCTGTGCCAGTATCTACTGTTTCATCGTTTAAACCAGTATCGTCATTTCTAGTAGATACTTTATCTTTCCAATATTCTTTAAAACCTTCAAAACCTCTAGCTCTAACATATCTCCACATAGAACCTGATATTTGTGGCAATCTATATGAACTTAAATTAGTAAGATTAGTAAGTTTGCTATTTGATTCTTTAAGAGTATTCACACATTCTTTGTATAATTCATGTAAATCTTCATTTGAAGATACTTTATTAAATGCTTCTGAATTATCGTATAGTTCTAATTTAGGCAAATAGTATTCTCCCTAGTCTTCAACTTCTGGTTTGTAGTTCTTATTAACAAATGGAGAATTCTAATCTACCTCTGAAAAGTAAATAGATGGCTGTTCTTTAAGTATATATTTTTCTTTCACTGGAACAACTGTTGTAAGATAAGATTTAGGATATATATTATCTTGACTATCTCTATTACAATGTGTCATTTCAAATTCTGCTAAAGTTCCATTAGCAATAGCATCAGCTCTAAGTTTATAGAACAGCTTAGACGGTATCACTTTAGCTATATCGTTAAATTTTAATCCAGTAGTTTTCTTTTTACCGTTTCTTTTTCTTATCCTATATAAATCTACATCTATTTTATCTAATTCAGCTTGAGCAACTCCTGGTATTAACTTTTCAATTTCATGTGTCTTATCATCTCTAAATTGTTTAAGTATAGCTCTTTTTCTTTCTTGCAACTATTCATATAGCTTTTTATCTGATTCATTGTTTATTTCAGATCTTTCTACTTTAGCAAGATCATCATAGAATTCTTGAGTATATTCATCTCTAGAATTATACTATAACCATCTTTGATACTGAGCTTCAGATAAATTTGCTTTTTTTTCAGCCTTGATTTTATCAAATAATGCTTTATTTGATTTTAAAACCATACCTTTAGACAACTTATCATTTAATGCAGCTAGTTCTACAGCTATTTCATATTCTTCACCTTGTTTTAATTTTCCATCTATACCATATATACTAGCTAACTATTTTTTTTCTAAATATAAATCCTTTAGTTTACTTTGATTTTCTTCTGACAACTTACTTGTGTCATAGAATCCATTAGCGTCTTTTACAGTATCTAGTAGTTTGTGTATTTTGATTTGTACTAATTCTCTAGCATCAGCAGCTAAAGGTGATAGATTGTTAAATAGTTCATAGTATTCAGGAGTATATTTTCTTTCACAATGTTCTGATAACCATTTGTTTTTTCTTTTATTATACTCTGTACGTATAGTGGGATTTACAGAACGTAAATCATCTACATCTAACATGCCTAAATCACTTCTGAGCTACTTTAAGAATTGTTTATAGTCATTATTAAATCTACCATAGTTTCTTTTTCTGACTAGATATCCAGTAGGTAAACCATTTTCATCAAGCTCTACTAATTTTTTTTGATTAAAAGTACCAGCTTTTTTTAACAGTTCTGTTAGTTTATTATACTTTTCGTAAGTAGCTCTATTAACTTCAAATTCTGCATTTTGAGTTATATGAAATAAAGCTCTAATAGCTTCGTCATTAATTTTATCTCCAGCTCCTACCCAAGCAGTAATAGCTAATATATCTTTTCCAACAGTTTCTTGATGTTCTTGTATATAATTTTCTATAGTTGGACTATTAACAGATATACCTATTCTTCTAATTTCCTCAGCAGACTGTTTTGTAATCATGTTATTTACATTATTAGCACCAACATTTAGTATTGTCTGCATTCTTTTGGCTTCTTTTAACAGATTCCTATATAGATTCTCTCCAACTATATATTTATATTCTTCTGTAGCAGATAATGTATTAACACATTCATCTAACATAGGACAATAAAAATTAAAGAAGTCCTATTTTAAATCTAGTAACTACTTTAATGTCATTTTATCCTATACTCCATTTACCACATCTCTAATTTGTCTTATAGTAGACACTATATCGTATTTAGTACTATATATAAAATTAGTTATATTCTAAATCCTATCTATAGTTCTATTCTCTAATTCAGATATCTACAATGTCAATGCTGCTTTAAATTCATCAGTAGCATTAGTATCTTTTTTATTTAAAGTGTACAATCTAGCTTTAAGTCCGTCATGTATCTTTTGTATTACTTTTTCTAATTCTTTTTCAAGATTCTCTTTAGTAGCATAGTCGTATTTATCAAAATACTATCTATAAGCTTCTATATACTCTTGTACATCTTGTTGATATCGCTTGTCCAAACTATCAGCCAAGTAATACTACAAAGATTCATCTAACTACGAACCTTCTAGTCTACTATCAGAAGTAGAAAAAGAACCAGTATTATTTACAGATTTAATTTTAGATGGATTTAGTTCTGTTAATTCTTTAGTTGAACTATATTCTGGATCAGAAATAAACACCATATCTTCATTAAATTTTGTAATAATAGGTTCATTATTTTCATCTACAGCTTTAGACCCTTCAAACCATGCATTAAACGTCTCTGTAAAGGTCTTAGCTCTTCCTTTTATAGCAGCTGCTCTGTCTCCCTAATAATACTACAGTAAGTCTGAAAATAGTTTAGATGGCTTACCATCTTTTGTCTAATCAATAGGATTACCATTGTTTTCATTCCAGATATGGTAGGCGCCAATTTCGCCTACCAATTCTTTTAATTCATTAAATTCTTTTAGGACATTTTTGTCACTAAAATTTGGACATATAATCATAATTATTTACCTTTACAGTTTTTATAAGCTTCATCGTTAAATTTCATATCTTGAACAGTGTCAATGCCAGTATTCATATCTGTTATTATATCTTGCACCTATTCATACTAAGTAATACCAGCATTAAGTATAGAATCAAAGTAAGGACTTTCACCAAAAGTAGCATCTGTTATTTCTACAAAATTGAGTACATCATCACTTATTATAGTCTAAGTTCCATCTTCTATATCTACTTGCATATCTGATAACGTAATAGAATCATCTTGTCCCACAGTTATTGTAGAAATTTGTTCATCTGTTTCTCCATATGTAGTAGAAGACTACATATCTTCTGTATTATGTATTTCGTTAGATGCTTCTAAATCTGAACCAACTGTAGTAACTTCTGGTTCTTCAAAACTTACAATCTATTGTTTTTCTACAGTATTAATAATTATAGCATCTGAAGATTCATATACTAAAGTTGTATGATTCTTATTTGTCATAGGTTCAAAAAATTTCTAGACTAATTGTTCTATTTGCCCATTGCTCCAAATAGCTTCTTTAGGTAAAGCGTTTTCTTCAAATGCAGATTGTTCCCCAGATTGTTTTTGATATTCATAGTACACTTTTCTATCATCTTTTGTACCAAGTGCAGGTATAATTTTATATACAGATTGTTTTGTATTTTTTACTGGATCACCATTTTCATCAGTTTGATATACTGTTGCTACTTTCTGATACAATATATAACTATTAATATCATTAGGATTAAGTTGAATCTTAATAAATGGTTGATTAGCTCTCCAACTACTAAATACTGCTGGCATTGGTTTAGATTCGGGTTTTATTTGAACTAGAGTACCATACTTATTATCATAATTACTTAACTGATATGGTTTAACTATTTTATCATTTCTATAAGCATTTCTAGCTATTTCTGTAAATAACTCTGTAAAGTTATTATTCTGCATGTTTTCAGAATTAAAACCAAAATAATCCATACCTACTAATTTATCATTATTAAGTATTTCTATAGCAGCTTTAATTGCATCTGAATAACCTTTTTGTTTCTTCCAAGCAGTAGTTATTACATCGAAGAATGAATCAGTACTTCTATTATCGAAACTAGTTAAGTAAGCATATACACCTAATCTATTAGCAAATTTTCTTATACTTTCATCTTCACAGTCTAGTAGATCTTGATATGCTGACAATAATCTGTTTTCATAAGTAGCAGTATTAGTTAAAGCATTATCTGCTGTTACTATTCTATCGTATTTCTAGTTAGTACCATCAGATGCATATTCTTGTAGATAGTTAAGTAACTCATTCTTAATATGACCATTGAACGCAATTGCTGGTAAATCATTACGTTTTCTTAAATCATTTTTAATCTAAGTTAACCTTTTAGCCATACTTTTAGGTCCTCTTAACATATTAAGGAACTTCTTATCACTAATATTAAAGTCCTCAACTGCATTTACCACAGCTTTAGTTCTTAGTGAAGTAGTTAATATTTTTGATAATTCGGCTACAGTATTTTTATCTGAAGAATTACCTAAAAAGAAGTCACACGCAGCATTAAATATTGTCTTATATCCTTTTGTAGCTTCTATAATTTGACCGCTTAATAATATTCTAGGAGTATTTATGCCAGCGTCTAACTTCTGCTTAAGGAATGTAGAAGATAAGTAATAATTTATAGGTTTTTCTATATTATCAGCACCATTAATATAGAACCTACTTTGATAATTATCTATATATCTATTTAATCTACGTTTGAAATTTAACTGTAATGGTAAAGTATTACCAAATTTCTTAGTATCAATCTATGATAATTGAACTAAATTTGATAAAACTTCTGTATCTGAAGATAAATCTTGATAAGCTCTAATAGATATGACTTGTTGATATAACCCATTGACTTCTTTTGGTTTTTTTAACGCTTCAGACGCTACTTTTTTATCAAACACATCATTATAATTTACTTCAACAGCATCGTACCCATCTATAGATTGGAGTGAATATTCACTAGCTAAACTATTATAATACTGTGCATATTTTGCTTTATTAGAGTCACTATCATCTAATGATACAATGGCTTCTCTTAAAGAAGTCATATATTCTTTGGCTATAGATTTAAGTTTATCTCTTTCAGTTATTCCTTTTTCTGCACCTATTATACCTTTACTTTCTAACATTTCTTTAGTAAACCTACGCAATGCAGGTTGCGCTAAGAAGTAGAAAGTATTCTCGCCTTTACCACCTCTGATGAGTAGAGAAGTCATATTATAAGTAATAGAGTTTACGTTCAAATCCATAATATATGGGTCTTTGGCAACATCCACGTGAGCATTGATCAACGCTGACAACCAGTCCATAATACGTTGATCATCTTCTCCATATACCTAATCTAATTGACCTAAATTATATCTATTGGCGTTAGAATAATTGATACATAAGTGAGTAAATTGAGTTAACGCATGATTAGTAGAGTTAAGTGCAAATGGAGCAATACCTGCTTTACCACCAGTATATTCTGTCTTTCTAGAAAGCTAAAAAGAAGGAGCTAATTCATACATAGGATTTACTTCTACAGTATTCTTTGGTTTAACGATTGGAAGAATTTGCTTTTGAAGAATCTTTGTTAATGTATCAATAGAAGCTCTAGTTTCAGCAATATTGGTAAAGTCAGTCAGTACTAATGAGTAATTATCTAGCAACTTATTAACATAACCTTGTTCCGATTTTTCGTCAGAACTTACTCTTTTACCATCTTTATATGTATATGTAGCTAGATAAAGTTTATCAACGTCGAAGTCAGAACCAGTCATAGCTGTAAATTCTTCCGGAACTATTATTGTATCACCAATAGTAGTTGGCATAATATCAGCTACTTGGAATGAGAACATGGAAGACAAACCCTGTGTAGGAATACGATATCCTATACCATAAGGTTTAGATTCTACTTCTACACCGTCTACCATTCTACTACCTATTATACCATTATCAATTAACCATTTGCGTTTACTATAAAAACTTGCACTTTTAAGTTCTTCTGGTAATATATCTCTAAAGAAGTTTTCACTAAGTATAACTTGCATATGACCTTCTTTAGCTAAGAATTTTAATTTCTTTCCTTGATTAAAAGCTGAACCTAATTCTGCATCAGTTTTTACACTTCTACCAACAGCTTCATATGCAAATGAAGACATCTGAATAGCAGAACCACCAGGAGTATTTACATCTACTACTGCTTTATTGACAAAAGAAGTTATCTTAGTTTGAATCCAATCTCTAATACTTTGAGCTTCAATTGGTACTATAATATTTCCATTTTCATCAACTGTTAAATTGGCAATTATTTCAGCAGACATACCTGAATTTGTAGCCTATCTCTAAAGATAATTTACTATTTTGCGATTATCTACTTTGCCATTAGTAAAGAACTCTTTTTTTATTTTGTTCTAACCTATTCTGGAGAGTGAATTAATAGCATCCATAATATTCTTCTTAATTTCAGAACCTTTTACAGCTAATCCTTTATTTTCTCCATAAGTACGAGTATCTACTACGTTAGCAAAACCAATTTTAATAGCTTGTGTACCAAATGATCTTTCAAGGTGTTCGTGTGGATCAGTATTTAACTGCAACCTAATTTGAGTTAAATCCTAAGTATATGTTGCCAATCCTTTACCAGAAATGCCGCCTATATCACTATTAGATGTTAATTCAGATAAGTTTACTTTACCATCTTTATAGAATGATAACTTCTTTCTACCACCAACTTTAATAGCTGATTCAAACGCTACCATGTCTATATAACCTTTACTAGCATCATTCATACGATCGTATAAATATTTATTATCAGCTTTAGCAAAAGTCTTAAATAGTGGGAATAAAGCCATTTTATCAAATGTGTTTACATTCATACCAAGAGTCTAATCAAAGTGATCACCAAAGTAAACCATTTTAAGAGGTTGTGTGATAGCTTTAATTGCTTTTTGATACTTCTCAGTATCACTCAACCAGCTATCATCAGACTCCATAATATTATAAGCTTCTTCGATTTCAGGACTCCATTCTCCTAAAGACTTCATCAATCTCTTATAGAACTCTGGTCTGATGTAAACAGCAGCATCTGCTTGATTAATTTCTCCGTCAGCATATGGTTTAGCGCTATTTTTAGCTTGTTGTTCAATAAACTTAATAGCATCTGGATTCTTTTTACGTAATCTACCTAATGTACTTTCTATAGCATGATCATCCTTAACGGCATTTAATGCTTGCTAATCAGTAACACCAAACTCTTTTTGGAACATATCCTTTATTAAGGATTTTCTAAACATACTATATAATGTATCATATACTGTAGATCCTATTTCATTATCTGATAACTATAATACTTGGAATTTAGAATCACTTCTATCTTCCTAATCCTTAGTATCTCCCCATTTAGTTCTCAAGTTTGTTCCAGTAGACAATACTGAAGATAGACGTTTAATTTTATCTACATCTCTACCAGTTATCATATAATAAGCAGAATAACTTGATTTATCTCCATCTGGGTCATGTTTATCTATCCAAGCTTCTAATGTTCTTTCATCTGATATAACAGGCACAAATGAATCATCATTGGGCTTATATACCATAAGTTCTTTTTGCCATTTATATAATGCTGGATCTCCAGTAAAACATTTCTCTATTTCTATAGTAGAAATCGCACTGTTGATGGCATGTGAAGCTATGATAGAGTATATCACATCTGTTCCTTTATCTCTACTATCAGTTTTAGAACTTATTTTTTCAAATTCTTCTACAAAGTTTATAGGTATATATTTATTACTTAAGTCTTCACCTATCACACCTAGTTCTATAGCTTTTGATATTTCATTATTTACATAATCTACTAACAAATCATTGATAGCTTCTTTGATTACTGTATCGTTATCTAATGCCTATTTAATAACACTCAGAATATCTTGTATAGACTGTGAATCATTAGAATATTCAGCTTTAGCTAAAATTTCATTCAGATTATAAGTATCACCATTAATAGTTATCTTATTAAAATATCTAAATCTTCCACCATTACCATCAGAGAACTTCCCCTCTTTACTACCATGGTAATTACCAACTGATAGATTGGGATTGTCTATAACACTTTGTTTAGTAGCAAAATACTTCTATATAGCATTATATTCATCTCTTAAATATCCTTTGAATATATTTAAAGTTCTATCTGAGAATCTTCTCTTTTGATCCTAAAATATAACTCTAGCTATATCTCCGTTTTCATTGTATTCGTAATCAGTGATAGCTGTAGATGGTAAGAAATCCTTGACCATTTGAATACCACTTATAGTGTGCCATGTCTTTTTATCAGACATAGTAGGACAAAATAAGTGATTATTAAATCCAAATGTCATTTTAGATAAGTAATCCTCTATAGGAGATATACCAAAGTAATCACGATTAGTGTTTTGCAGATTCTCTTCTAAGTTTAGATAAGTATTTAATTTAATTAAATCAGCATTACTATTTATAGACTGTAACAACAAAGAATTTGCAGAGTAAGGATTTTTACCTAATAATTCTCTCTTACCATTTAAATTATATTTCAACCATCTTATTTGGTCTGACATATAATTATTCTCTGTAATAGGATATACTAGATTACCATCCGCTCCAGTTACACTAAATTCTTCTGGAGATGGGTGTGTTCTACCCCAAGCTATAGCCATTAGATTTATCTAAGCATCTGGTTTTCTACTAGTAAATATTCTATCAAATGTTCTAGCAGTTTCTCCACTTCTGGATTTTATACTACTTGTACCTCTAATTGCAGCTATGTTAATATTATTTAATATACTTTTAGTTAAAGAAGTACTAGCATTTGCAGATCTCCAGAAATTCTCAAATGATTGCATGTTAGGCTAACCTGTTCCATTAGTAAGTAAATAGTCTAATGCTAAATCATCCATATTAATAGATAGATTATTACACATATCTATAAAGTTAGATCTAACTTTAATATAATCATCCAAAGTTTTATCTTTCTTTTTTAATACATTATCTATTAATATTTTATGTTTCCACACAGCAGAATGAAACTTATCTTGATTTATAGTTCTAGTACCATCTTCATTAACATCAATTAAATCTGACAAGAAGAACTATTGCGACCATTTCTTTGGTAATCTACTTATCTTTCTATATACATCAGAATTCTGAATTCTCCATTTTAATTTATTAGAATATTCTTGTGTAGCATATTCTATTTGTTCATCAGATCCTCTCTGTGCAAAAGGTATCTACTTTCTTTCTACAATTATAGCAGTTAAGCTATTTTTTGCACTTTTAACTGTATTTAATATTTGAGTCTAAGTAACTTCATCAATAGGATCATCTTTTGAGGTTAACTTATTATATACAGTCATAAAGAATGGATCTACTTTACCAAGATTATAACATTTATCTACTAAGTCTAAATAACTTTCAACATTCCATAGATTCTCTAATATCTTATTCCACACAACATTGAAATCTTCAGATCTAGTAGTCATCAACAGGTCATCTTCCTCTTCTACTAAGTATTTATTACCCGTTTTTGGATCAAATTCGTATTTAGTTTTAGGTATAGAATAAAAGAATAGTTTAGCTTTGAAAGCTACGTTAGCTTTTTTACTTATTGTATAGCTTTCTTTATCCCAAGTATTATCAGGGTTATCCCCAAGTTCTCTTTCTTCTCTTTCTTGTTCTTCTGATTCTTCAGTATTCTTTTTGATAATGCTAAAGTTTCTTAAATAATCATCTATTTGCTTCTTAAATACTTCTTTATTATTGATTACATCTTTGATAAGTTGTTCTTGAGATTCATCATACATTCCTAACTCTAAGTTAGTAGTTAGAATATCATCGAATATATCATTAATCTTCTTAGGTAAACTTTGTAAATCTTCAATACTACTAATATTAAATGTATCCATTACTGTAGCATTTAAAGAGTCTACTACTGCATAGAAAGTAGTAGCATCTGCTATAGAAGCCATTTTCTTTAATTCTTTATCCTCTACTCCTGGAACGTAATAGTACAATGTACCGCCAAATCTTTTTTCAAAATCTTCTAATGTGGACTTAGATGGTTTATATTTTGAAAACTCTCCTTTACGTATTTTATTAAATAAAGTTCTTACTAAATCTCCATTCCTAGTAATACCTAATACTTTAAGCATTGCATTAAATAATTTCTTAATTCTATATGCTATAGATGGTTTAGTTTCATTTAGCATATATTGTCTAAATTCTTCAGCAAGAGCTTCTTCTACTTCTTGTTTAGAAGCATCTTTTAAATATGGATATTGTTTTACATAATCTTGATATACTTGTTCTCTAAGCTTATCGTTTATTAATAACTAACTTACATAATGGAAACCTTCGTGGAATTCTACTCCTTGCCCAGATTGTTCTGATAAGAATATTCTAGCTGCTGCATCACCACTGAGTCTATCTATACATACTTTCAAAGCACCATATACTTGTGGAGCATTAGCCATTCTAAATACTGCTTCTGAAGTAACAATATCTGATTTGTCAATGCCCAGTTTGTCTTGCAACCACTACCTAGCTTCATCCACATTTAATTTACCTTCACCTTTTACTTGTGAAGTTAAACCCCTTTTAGCTAATTTCTGAGCAGCTTGCAGTTTACCGTTTCTACGAATTATTTGCCATTTACCAGTTTTATATTTGTATTGAGGAGAATTAGCTTTCATCCAATCTTTAATCTATTCTTCAGACCAATTCTCATCAGTAGAAACATATTCTATACCTGTAGTAGAAATAGGTTTATTATCTAATTTTACTTGTTTATTGTTAGTTTCCTCTACCTTTTTCTATGCTGATTTCTATACTGGCTATTGTTTGCTTGCACTAGCTAATTCTGTTTCAGTAACTTGTGGTACAGCTACTCCGTCTGTATATATGAAAGGAGCTCTGTATATAGTATCACCTAAATCTGTTTCAATTTTACCAGTGTTAATTAACCAAGTAAGTAAAGACACTGGTCCTTTATCAGTACCTATACCAAGATCTTCTCTAGTAAAAGCTAATTGCTCTAAACCTGCTATCTTAAATTGTTTAGCATTCGGATACTGTTTAAAATAAGAAGTAGCTAGTCTAACAATACTATCTGGTATAGGTTCTAATAAAGCATACTTATCTGTATTCCAATGCAGATCTTTAGCTATTTTTCTTATAGCTAATTTATGCTGAGATTCTGAAGCTCTGCTAGGATCAAATTCTACTTTTATGTGTTTACCGTTAGAATTTCTTACAGCAAATTGTACATGTGTATTACCTTCTTCAGACTAGTAATAGAGCATTTTATCCATTAAAAATGGATATTTTTGTCCTATTTCTTCACTTATTAGAGTTTTTGGTCCATTATTAACAATTATATTAAGTACATCTTGCTCAGCTCCACCAAGTTTTACTTTACCGATCAATAACTTATATGCTAATTCAGCTAAAGAATTAACCTTACCATCTTTTCCCAATTCAACTTCATCTCCATAAATATCATAATCTAATTTATGTATAGACAATTGAATAGGAGCTATAGAACCATTAGGTGTTTGTTCTGCTTTTGGGAATATATATAATGCTCCAGATCTACCAACACCATTACCAGCTAATTCGTCATTAGACCCTAATTTGCGAATTACAAAAGGCTCAGTAACAAAGTCTTCCACAGAACCAGTACCATAACCAATTTGCAATTCTTTTACTTGTTTGTCTAACTTTCTTACATTATTTTGTTCTAATCTAAAGTCATTAACTTCTGTAAGTTTGCGTCTTATAGGAGCTCCTTCTGGAGATTTTTGATTATTAAATTCTCCATTACTTATTCTTAATTTAGCTGGTTTAACAGACTTTATAATAGTAGTAGGTATAGTTTTATTACTACCAAGGTAAGCATTTACTATCTGTTGCCTAATTTCTATTAACTTTTCTTTTTGCTTTTGTAACTATTGAACTTGTTCAGAATTATAATTACCAGATGCTATTTCTTTATCTACATAATCTGGAGTTCTTAGAGAAGCTATCATTACTCCATCAGTATCTTCTAATACTAAATGAATAGCTTGCATATATGGAGAATTATCTCCGTATCTATGGTTAGTTACTATATAATAAGCGTTTACAGAATTTATCCAACCGTTCTTTAAAAGTCTTTTAGATAATTCTTTTCCTGGTAATACAGGTATTACTTCTCCTTTACTGTTAGTAAAAGTAATAGGTTTACCATTCACAGTAATATTCATTGGAGATGTAGCATCTGGTTGGAAGAAAAACGTGTTAGAAACATGTTTTACTTTCTATACCTTTCTATTACTCAATGCATCAGAGTTATTAGTAACAGTTTCAGGTTTCATATTAGCGTAGCCAGTTTCTCCATATACTTCAGTAGAAGTATCTTCTAGCATTTGAGCTTCTGCTACCAATACTTCATCAGATATAAAAGTAGTTCCATCATTTACATATATACCTCCATCAACTATAGTTATAGTAGGAGCATCCTGAGCAGGCTTGCTGTCTTCTACTTGAGTTGGAGTTGGTGGTACTGGATTACTTTTATCTTTTGTATTAGTATTCTGTTCTTCATTTGCTTCTTGAGCATCTGTAGCTACAGCAATTTCTGGTACTTCTTCAGATGTTTGTTCACTAACACCAGATACTTCATCAGGATTCTATAAAGTTCTGTTACGTATATCTTCCTATTCTAGCTCTTGTGGAGAAGGTGTGCTATCTTCTATGTGACTAACATCGTCTACAGTTACATCAACTTTTTCTTCTCTGGCTATAATATCCTGTACTTCTTTTTCTGGCTATTGTATCTATTCTTCTATAGAACCTTCCACCAGAACATCTTCGCTACTAGGTTCTATTTCTAACTATCTACCTTTTTGATTTAGTAAAGCTTGCTCTTCTTCTCTAAGAATTTCATCTACATCTGTAGACATAGACTCTGGTATTACAGGTTCTGCTGTTTCTGTTTTAGTTTCTTGTACTACAGGCTGTTGTTGTACTCCTTCTTGTATTGGAGTTTCTGGTTTAACTTCTACTTTTTCTTGTTTCTTAGTAGTATCTTTAATAGCAGCTGCTGGATTTTCTATTACTCCCTCTTCTGGTAGTACTTCACCAGCTTCCTCTTTTTCTTTTCTAGCAACTTTTTCCTATCTAACTGATTTACTTAGATGTTCAGCAAATAACGAATTGGCTACAATTCTAGACGCACGTTCCTGATCAGCTAATTCTAGTAAATCATTATACTTCATCTGAGCTTGTTGATTATACTTAGATATAATAGATTTTCTACTAGGTTGAGGTTTACCTTCTCTTAGTGCTTTATCTGTATATTCTTGTATAATATTATCCTATTGCTCTTCAGATAAATCTTTGAACAAATATCCTTTGATATCCTAATATGATTCTGCTTTAAGTTTACCAGTAATATAAGCTGTGGCTTGATCTCTCAATCTATCTCTTACAGCTTTATTCATTACAAACGCTGTTACATAATTCTTTATCTATTCAGCATTTACTGGATCTTGAGCCTAATCTAAATTTTGTATACCATATGTACTTACTATTTGTTGAACGTTTCTTTCTATTCTTTCTTTTTCTCTTTTAATGTAGTTTCTCATATTATTTATATTTCTGAGATCTACATCTAAACCAGTATCCTCTGATAACTGTTGTAAAGTTTTAGTTCTATTAGTAAGAGCTTTATACAAATCTGTTATAGCTTGATTCTATAATTTTAGATAAGTAATATCATATACAGCATTTGAATATTCACCAAAAGTAGGTAAAGTAGATAAAAAATCTTGTTCTATTTCGTCTGCATATTCTGGAGTAGCGTTCATTTTATATTGATAATCTTCATCAGACTATCTTTTACTTTCAATAAATGCGTCATAAGATTCTCTAGCTTTTTGCAGGAATACATCATCTTTATTAGTCTTGCCTTGCTATATTATATTTTCTAATTCTTTTGCAACATTATTAGTAGCTTGTTCTGCTTCATCTAATCTATTTTTAATATGCAAATAATTTTTAACTATTTTTCTATGTTCAGAACTACCTCTCTTAATTCCTAAATCTTTTAAATTTTCATCAATAGATTTATTACGATATTCAGCCCATAAATTAGTAGCTAAAGATTTATCTTCATCTAGCATTTCATCTGTTACGCCAGGCTGTTTTAATTTCTTAGCAGATTCTAAATAATCAGTAACATAATTAATGTCCTTTCCAGCTTGTAAAGCGTCTAGAAATACATCCATTTTGTTATCCTATTCGGCATTATAGTATCCTTTAGCAATTAATTTCTACACTTCTTTATCTGAAGCATATTGTCTTACTGTATTTTTCAATTGTACAGCGTTTCCAGCAAATGGCATTACTAAACCTATAAAACCACCAATATCCATTGCTTTCTTTAATTCATCATCTGTATTTAGATAATTATCATTGGACAAACCAAAGTAAGCTAGGTTTGCTTCATATCCTAACAAACCTGCATTATATGCAGCAGATATAGGATTTACACCTTTATCTTTTAAGTAATCGTATTCCCCTCTTTGATATCTATTACCAACTACAGATTGAATACCTTCTTCAGTACGTTCAGATATAAAATTAATAGCATTTGCCTTAGCAAATTTACTGATATTTTCCACTAAATGTTTTCTAGTAATATTTTGTCCAGGTCTAGACACCTTACTCAAAACACTTTCTACGCTTCTATCTATTGCTTTTCCTAAACCTATCTAATCTACCACACTCGGTATTTCATCTAGAGGTCTTTCTATTCCTTTAGCTTTTGCTAAAGTTTTACTAGCTTGATTCCATAATATTTTTCCTCCATAAGAAAAAGGCATACTCTGTAAATAATCCGAATAACTTAATGCGTCATTTACATCTCTTACCATCTATAAACCATCAAAGGCATCATTTCTTATATCTTCAAAATCCTTTTGATCTGTAGTTAAACCTTGAGCTAGACCAGCTTGTAGTTTTTCGTTTTCGTCCATCTGGTCTATAGGATATCCTAATTCTCCTAATCTAGGTTCCCAAGACTCTAATACCCTATTTACATCTACTTTATTGTCATTAGAGCTTTGTAATACTCTCTGCTGGTAATTATCAAATACTTCACTAGCTGTTTCAGACTGTCTATAATACTTTGCTAACCATAGATTAAAAGCAGCTTCCCCTAAAGCAATAGCTGTAGCAGCTTGACCAATACCTGGAACAGCAGTAATAGCACCTTTAACAGCTAAACTTCTAGCTGCTTTATTAGCTAAAATAGATACTCCTGTTTGCAAAAACATCATTTCTATTTCAGACAACGAACTACCAATATGACCTAAATTATAGAACCAAGATTTAGGATCAGTAATAGATAACTCAGATTCGTTTACTCTCTATTCAAATTCCTTAGTAAGAGATGCTGGATCGTATAACCAATTGCCTTTTTTTAATGTATTTTGTCTTTTTACTATCTTGGCTGTTTTGTCTTCATACTCATTATTAGCGTTGTCTAACGCTTCCTAAATAGCATCTAATCTCTGTTTATCAGACATTTGTTGCTATTTGTTGTTCCATAGAAAATCTTGTTCTTCTTGATTTAATGCATTATCTTCTAATGCTGTGGCTATATTATCTAGAGGATTTACATTAAATATATTATCATTTTTAAAATCATTTAGAAGAGATTTTAAGTTTATAGTTATACTACCATTTACATTTGTTGGATCTGTATCATAGAACAAATCTCTTAAATATGGGTTATACTTAGCATATTCTTTTATATTAGGTTCTAACTAATTAACTGTTTGTACTGCTGTTTTCTATTCATCAGTAAGTATATCATTAGAGATATTGTCTACAATAGACTTAGCTTCCAAATAGTTTTTAGCTTCTTGTATTTGTGGTATCCATTTAGATTCTGTTTCCATTAGATTATCCTGTAATTTAGATAATCCAACACTAAGTCTTTCTTTTTGGATATACTGATACAATGGATTAGCGTTATCTAATACATTAGTTATTAATTTTCCAGTATTCCACACAATATCTTCTGCCAAAGATCTATCTTTGCTCTTAATCTCTTCTACTACTGGCACTTCTTGTTCTGTAGTAAATTCATTTATTCCGTATGACTATGGTAATTGCGATATATCAAATCCTTCGCTATACGGAGTCATAGCTTCCCTCACTAACTATTGTCCTAGTGAGGGGGAACTCAAATTAAATTTATTTTTTTTAGCCATTTTTGTGTAATTTTATTATTCTTCTTCTCCGGCAGAATAACCAATGCCGTAAGCTTCTTGTTGTGTACTTAGATATAGTTCAGATCTAAATCGTTCTGACATTGATAACTTCCAAGCTTGCTGGTCCAAGTATTCAGCGTTTAATTTATCTTGTGGATCTGGAAGTTTGTTTAATAATTCTATTTGCCAATATACGTCTTCAGATGGATTACTATAAGATACTTTACCGTCCATGTTATACTGACTAGTATAAGAAACAGGGTTGTATTTATCATTCTATTTTCTAGCACTTTTATAATTTCTTACTTCGTCTTCGCTCTTTACCTCACCGCTAAAAGTAGTTCTACCTTGCAAATTATAAATTCTCTTAGCTCCAGATATTACCATATCTGCATCAGTTATACCTAACGCATCTAATTGACTTTGTGGTATAGCAACTGTAATTACCTGACTAGAATTTGGTTGTACTTGTCCATTTTTATTTACTGGCAAAGTAAGAATATTACCGCCTTGTTGTAATATCACATTAGTAAGTTTACCATTCTTTAATGCATCTCTAAATTTATTCTTTCCAGATTCTACATGTTTGTATCCAGCTATTTCAGATATAACATCTGTAGCTAAATCCAACTGTTTAGGATTAGGTATTACTCTATATTTACCTAATGGTGTATCAACTGTTTCTGAAGTAACTCCCGGTATAGTAGTCTATAATAAATCATTTACAGCAGCTATAGGAGATGGAGCAGAAAATCTATTTAAAATATCATTAGTTGCATTTGATAATTCTATATTTGTCAATTTACCATCTGTAGAATATTCTTTAAATATTTCATTAAACAATTTATTCGGAGTATAGCTATTAGATTCATCGTATATATTACGCAACTGTTTTTTAAATATATTAGCTGATAACTGATCACCAGATTTAGCTGCCTTATCGTACTAGTCAACTAAAGAATTTATTTGATCTCTATATTTATTAGTTATATAAGCTTGCGTCCCTAATTTAAAAGTATCTCCACCAGTAGTTGCAATAGATTCAGTCAATCTAAAAGGTTTCTATGTAAGTTGTTCTGTTCTTTTTCTCTTTAATCTATCTTCTTCATATATCTTAGATAGAGGATTTAATTCTCTATCCTCATATGCAAATTCTCTACCAGCTCTGTAAATTCTATCTGCAAACAAAGCATTAGCTTGTTCAGGAGTATATCCTTGCTATACTAATATCTGTATGTGTTTTTGCGCTTCAGGGGTATTATATATGGCAGATATATTATTGGCTATTTCTTGGTCAGTTCTTTCAGAAGAAACACCTCTCCAATCATAAACCCCATCTTGTCTAATAAAACCTGGTTTTAAGTTATCAACATATGGTTTTACTAAATCTACTTCTGACTTATATGCCAATGGAGCTACATCATTAAATACTCCATTGTCTAAAGTATTATAATTAGTAAAATCAATATAGTGCCACAAAGGATTATATTTACCAGCTAGCATTAACTGTTGATTTACTTTTTGTCTCTAAAGTAACCCTTCTCTACTCTACTATAACTGACTTAATTCATTATAAGGTCTAGTATTAATAAAAGATTGTATTAAAGATCTCCCTTCTGCTGTTTTAATCAAATCTGGATTAGCTGCTAATTTGTTTACTATATCTTGTCCAGCTCCAACTGTTAAATCATACCATCTCTTGGTATCTACAGCTGATGGTGATCTAAACTCTGACCACTTAGTAAACTGATTACCTAAATCCTAATAAGCTTTATCTACTCTTTCGTTATTTGCTTTACCTATAGCATATAACTATTCAAAGGGTATTGGTGTATACTAACTAATATACTCACTTTCTATTGGTTTATCAAATCTATTCGTTGCCATTATCTTTTCAAATTATTATATAATTTAGTTAATTGATCTGATGTCATACCATATTCCAAATAAGGTAACATAGCTTCTAGTACAGCAGAGTCTCTTTTAGTTAAACGCTTATCTTTACTTATCTACTATATTCTTGTAGATAAATCACCAAATCCTTTTATACGAATATTTCTAGTAGCCGCATCATTTTGAGCTTGTTCTACAGAAGCTAAAAGTCTAGCATTAGCATACTGTTGCCCCCATTGATTAGCTATTTGGGCATTGTTAAACGCCATTTGATTTTCAGCATTATTTTTAGTAGAGTAAGCATTAGCGATAGCTTTGTTCCTATTAACTGCTGACTGTAAACCAAATGCCATATTGGCTCCAGTGTTAGGATTAATATTAGCCATATTGTATCTAGCAATTCTATCGCTTAGAGTAGCTTCTCTAAGTATAGGATCTATATTATAATCAGTAGGACCATATACTGGATCATAAGTATATGTTTCTACTCTTTCAGGACTACCTGAGAATATATTACCAATAGGTCCAGCTAATGCAGCTATATTGTCTATTAGATCTAACCAGTTATTATCACTTGGAGTTTTTGGCTTTTTACTATTTGCACTATACATATTACCTACTGGAAGCTGTCCAGGATTACCAGTATAGTTAAAGTATTTACTACTTCTAGCATTAGCAGTATCTACATTACCAATAGGAGCATTAATATTATAAGGAATGCCTAATCTACTTGCTACTTCAGATGATGGTATGTGTCTAGGTCCACTACTTTGATTAGATCTACTATCTACATATGCTTGACCAATCTTATGCCAATCGCCATACTTTCTATCTGTCATTAAAGATCTAGCTTGTTCTACTGTAGGTATAACTCCTTTATTCTTACCTAAGTAAGTAGACATATCTCCATATTTACCACCATAGATATCTTTTACATCTTGGTCTGTGATACTATTGACCCAGTTTAAGTAATCTTGTGTATAGTTATTTTTATCTGAATCCCAGTATTTAAAATCAGACATATTTTTATTATATCCATATGGTTTAATGCCTTTAGTGCCATCTGCATAAGCAGCAGTATTTTTCTTTATTTTTTTACTTTTCAAAGCTTCTTGCTAATCTAATAACGCTTGATAAGCTATCTAATTATTTCTCTCATTTAGCATCTAACTATTTTCGGCATATATATTATTAGCTTTCTTGTTGCTTTTCTTCATTAATTTCTTTCCCATTTCTGCAAATGTTTTATTTGTTCCTGGAACTTTGATTTTATCACTTAACACTTGAGTTCCAACAGGTACATTTAATAAATTAGAATCTGTAGGCTTACCTTCTTCTGGTATAGAACCTATAGTTCCATCTGGTGTTCTTAACATCTCACCATCATCTAAGTAAGCCATGGTAGATGGTACTACACCACCTTTAGATAAATTTAATTCATTGTATCCATTTTCCTAATAGTAATCAGCTGCTACTTGTTCAGACATTTGTCTAGCTTGAATACCATTTTTAATTCTACCAGCTTTATTACGTATATAACTTTTACTATGACCAAATAGACCAGCTATTCCTGATGGTAATTCATACTCACCAGTCTGTTCATTAACAGATCCACCAGAACCTATACTTGAAGTAATACCACCAATAGCTCCGCCTATTACTGCTCCCCAAGGTCCACCAATAGAAGCGCCCATTGCAGCCCCAGATCCTATTCCACCTATTACACCAGCTGCTGTAGGTTTCTTTCCACTAGTAGCATTACCTATCATACTACCTACAGCACCAACTCCTTGTGTAACTACATTCGCTTTATCTACTCCACTCATATTACCCCAGTTTGAAATAGCATCAGCACCGAAAGCATATTGAGGAACTCTTTTTAATTTCTTAGTTTTCATATTATAACATTGAATATCTATAAGTTGTTTTAACATAAGGAAGCTTAAATTCTCTGTTATCATTACAATCTAATGTATAATTACAGATTAAGTATTTTCCTCTCATTCTTCCAGCATAAGACATATTAGTCTATTGTTGCTACCCTGGATTATTTTGTTTCTCTCTACTTATTGGGAATCTAAATGTATCTTCTCTCTATTCTATCTATTTCCAATCAATAGGTTCTGTTTCCTAATTCTTAGTATTAAAGTGTATATCAGATATTAACGTAGGCTTAGTTTCATCTCCAATGTCTACAAATTCAGCAGAGAACCATTGATTATCGAATACTTTAGTATATGCTATATCTTTATTAACTACAAATCTAACATAAGATATTTTTTCTTCTTTAGTAGTACTATTAACATCATACATATTATGTAAGTAATAACAATTATTGTTTTTAATAGTAACTAATCTAGTAGAGAATGGGAAGAACCAGTTTGGATTATGAGTATAAAAAGAAGTAAATACATTTAGTTGTTCATTAAATATTAAACATCTGTCATATATTCTAAACCATACTTCATTATATTTCTTATCATAGAATGATACTGGATTCTTTCTAGCATTATCTGGCAATCTATTTAAATATGTCTATACTTGTTTTACTTTAGATAATTCATTAAAATCATTGCTAAGTGAGCATATAACATTTTTATCTAAATCATACCAATACAAAGTGGTTTCAGAATTAGTAATACTCTTATCATTAATAATACTATCACCATTTAAAGTAACTAAGTAATCGTATCTGGTAAGAATACCACCAGTACCTAATGTTAAAGCTCCAGCATTATTATCAGTAATTAATGACCTATCATTAACAGAGGTTATACCTACAGCACTATCCTAGAAGAAATACAATTTGTTCTTAAATACTTTAAGATTAGTAACTGGTCCATATGTACTATCTGTATCTAAATAGTTAGCAAACTTAAATTTAGTCCAACTATCTGTCTGTTCATTATTTGTCTTTAACTCTGAACAAGTAATTCTATTCATGCTTTTAACATCATCTTCAGCATATATAGATTTTTGTATATAATTCTTACTAGTACTAGTATTAGAGTAAGCAGCATTATATACGTACATTGGAGTTTTCTAAGTATATAAAGTATTCATCTATCCTGGATCTGTTAGGAAGTAAACGTTAGCCTCACCAGTTTGACCATCTCCAGATGATTCTACTATATCTTGTGAATAATGTTCATCATTTCTATAGTATAGATTAATACTAGACTCTAATGGTATATAAGCTTCGACGTATCTCTTAAAACCATTTCTATCATCAGCATCATTTCTAGTAAATAACATAGTATGAGTATAATCTAATACTCCTAAATATGTATCTCCACCAAAACACATTGCCGCATCATAACCTTCCCAAGACGTTTTAACATAAGTATTAGTACTGTTGTATATAGAATAACTTCTACTCATAAAAGTATTACCACCATATTGTGTAGCATTCTTTTTTATATTAACAAATAGTACAGCATTATATCTGTATTTCCTTAATAAAGGAGTAGTACGAATACCTGTAAAATTACCCGAATATACATCTGGTGCACTAATAGCTAAACATACTCCGTGAGGACCAAGAGCTTCATTAGAACCAATACTATAATTTACAAATCCAAATCTATCAATATAGTCTACTATTTGTTTAGCATCAAATGCTTCTTGATACGGAGAGATATTAGTTGGTTTAGTAACATCTTTTATAGGGAAAGATTGTCGTAAATTAGAATTATCTTTGTGAGCGTAATTCTTACCAAAGAATTGATAATACTTACATATACCACCACTAAGTCTACCATCATTCTATTCAAATCCATCAAATATACCTTCTTCTAATTTAATAGCAGGTGTATCTCCATCATAATCTGATCCTTCTACAACACCACCAAATGGATTTTCAGTCTAGTTATTATCATTGCGTCCCATTACTTTAGTAAATGGAACTCCTAACCTATAATGTTTATAATTAGTATCATTACAGTATGTAGCAGAATTAGCACAATACAATGGAACAATATTCATTCCACTACTAACAATGGAGTCTGATTTTTCTTTGTTAAAACATATATCTGCACTAACAAAATCAAATATACCATTAGTATCCAATGGATTTATAGCCTATTTTTCTTGCTACACCATTTTATTATTATATATATGGTAATAACCTTGTGCAAATGGAGAAATAGAGCCATCTACAAAAGTAGGCATTATAGTAGGTCTTCTGTCTATACTACCTAAAGAATATTCAGCTCTATAATCCTCAGTGTTGTTATACCAACCATTAAATCTAATAGTCTTATTTAATAATCCTTGTGTAACTACAGTTCTATCTGCTAACGTTCTATCGCATCTTACTATTTCATAAGCTACTACATCAGTAGGAAGATTCTGTACATAAAACATTATACCTAGCGGATGAGATACTAACTCATAATTACCAGATCCATCTACAGTACCACCAAAAGTAAATGGTTCATATCCTTCAATATCAGCAGATGGAAATCTTATATCTCCTATCCAATGTACAGGAGAAGGTATATTCTTAGTATTATACAATATAATACCATATCTATATACTTCATCTCTCTAATGACTTAAAAAATTAGATACATAGTAAGGATCACAATAGTTTCTTATTCTAGATTTGCCATCACTATTAAATGTATATACTAATTCTTTTGTTTCAGGACATACTAATCTAATAGTATTATAAGATTTCTTAGATGAAGATAAACTCATACTATAAGGTAAGAACTTATCACCTTCATCATCAACCACTGGAGTATTATCTGATTCTATCAAATCAGTTATAATAAATCTATAACTTATATTTAAACCTCTACCTCCTCTAATTATTCCATTATCGTCATACCCAAAAGCATATTCATCTACTGAATTATTAGGATATACCATTGAACTATTCATTGGATTAATGCAATCATGTTCTTCTGGTATAACTAAATCTGTTTCTGGGCTAATTAATTCTTGAAAAGTAGTAGTAATATCTTGATTACTTATACTAGAGTTTAATTTAATAATACCGTTGCTATTACATCTATATGCTCTAGCGTCATAATCTACATCCCAAGTTAATTCCTACACATTAGAAGCGAACAATCTATTATCCATCTTTGCTATACTTTTAGCATTAAATTCAAATGGGACAAGATCGTTAAATTCTTCTATACTTAATTCGTTAACGTAACTACTACCAACATCATTGTAATTAAATGTTATTACATTATCCTCAGATTTAGGTAAGTCCAATTCATTAATTACATATATCTTAGGAGTTTGAGTATTGCTAGTATATTGAATACTAATAATTCTTATCTTTTCAAATCTACCATCATTGAACAAAGTAGCTTGTAACATGCAACCTTTATCTGTACTCTCACCTTGTCTATCACCTTTAAATGTTTTAGATGAATTTGAATTACTAGATGATATAGGTATCATAGGACTTAATGAAGAAGTGGATGTTTCTCCGCCATGTACACTGAATAACTGATAACAATATTGTATCATACCAGCTGGTAAATTACCAGATGTCAATTCAATAAACTTAAACGGTGCAATAGTAGAACTAGGTAATAGGTCAAAGTAAGTATCATCTTCTATGTGATTAGTTTTATCTGTCTTATATTGAGCAGATATATTAATGCATTTAATAGAAGAAGTTCCATCAGATATATATATCTTGCTTACTTTATCTGACTCATAATTAGTAACTATAGCTACTTTGTTAACTAAGTTCATAACAGCAGATACTACTAAAGTCCAAGTAGGTTTAATACTGTTGAAATCAGTTATAGCCCATACGTTGTTAATATAAGTTCCTTCATACAATTCCATAGTAACTACTATACCACATTCTTCTACTATCTTCTTAGTAGAATTGTACCACCTAGTTACTGCTGTACCAAGTATATTTTCAGATGCTTCAATACCACCTTCGTACTATCTTACATCTTCTATATTCTATAGAATACCTGTAGTACTAGCATTATCTGTAAGTAGTCGAATATTCTCAGCCCATCTATACTAGTTATCAGCTAGCATAGTAATATCACTGTCGATATTCATACCTCCTTGAAATGTATTTACTTGGCTATTTATCTCCATAATCTATTATAATTCTAATTGTAAATCTATTGTCTATCACCAGTAGTACTAAAGAAAGTACGTTCTTCATCTATCTCTGGGACTAATGTATTCCATGTGTACTTGATATTAGTTAACTCATCCTGGTTAGGCATTAATGATTCAGCATAAGCTTGCTTTCTATAAAAATTATAAGAGTTCTTGGCATCTAACCATAACTATCTATGTACATCTCCTCTTATATATTTAATATAAAGTATTTTCTATGCACAGTACCAGAAACAAGCTTCAAAGTAAGACTATACGTCTGGCATCATCGGCATACCATCTTCGTCAGTATAGATAGCATGGTATGATATTTTTGCATATCCTTCTGGGACATTTGAGATAAGATATCCTGGTTTGACATCATATTGTGGCGTATAACTGAAATTAGTACCATTAAAACTAGTGTGCTGTAATCTACCATTTTTGCTACAAACTGTATAATTATTAATTAATGTGCTAAGTGTCTATCTAGTATTAGTATCTTTATTAAGTATTTCTAATGCGTCTTTATCTTTAGTAAGATTATGAAGGTTCTTTACTAATGGTATTAATATATCATCGTGTATAATCATATTACAACAATCACAGTTATCTTTCTTATCATATACACTGAATGTACCAGTACTCTTTTTCATAGGTATCCAACCACCACAATCACATGTAGAGTAAGCTACACTATTTAATCTTTCTAAGTCACATGGTAACTTAGCCTAATAACCATTGATAGGTATTACTTCTACTTTGTGATCTAGTTGATTAACAGAACCTATATTCATTAAAGCTTCTCCAATCCATTGACGTATATCTGTAATAGGTATTTCAGTTTCATTTAAACCTAAGTCCGCAATTACTTTAGCAATCACGGCTTTACTACTTGTCATTTTATATATCATGGCTGCTATTCGTAATCGTGAATATTCTATTTAATTATTTGTGCTAAATGCCTTTTATTTGCTCTAGTAAGTACAATCTAATACTTACTTTTGTTAGACACTAACATGTCCTATTTATTCCAGTAAAGTCTATACTTGTAGAATCCTGAGTGTTCGTTAAGTAAATAAGTAAGTTTATCTAACTCTTTAGTAGCTTTATAATCTATTCTAAGACTTCTACCATCTAAATGTTTAGGCTGTTTCTTTACTATTTGAATACTACCCATTCTATAAGGTAATTTAACTTCTTTACTTTCTTCTAATAACTAATCTCTTAAGTGATAAAAATAGTCTGTTACTATCTTTCTATAAGTAGTATAATCTATATCATATACTGTATCTGGTTCTATACTACTTAAGTAATGATTATAGAATGAAGGTATAGTATAAGAAACTGTTTTGTTAGCTGATTTATTTAATTCATTCATCGTCTTATACTTCTATTAACATTCTAATTCATTACATTCTAAGTATCATCTTTACTATCATTAGTAGTATCAGATACTTGCTATCTCATAGTTAAGAAATCTTTAGTAAATATTAACTACTTAACTGTACCCCACATATAAGCTGGTAAAGGATATTCATCCTTATCTGGATCATAACACAGTTTGTCTTCAGTAGGATCTTCAGCAATTATTTCTACATCAATATATTCTAGTTGATTAGCATCACCTTCTACATATATTCTATTACCTTTAACATATGCAATATAATCTTTACAGGTATACTTTCTATATCTCTAGAATTTCATTTTAGTTTCAGAACCTAATTGAATAATATTACCATAGGCATCTTTTACTGTTATTACTGAAGTAGTAAGTTTAGTACCAAGTAAAGTAGGTAATTCTTTATCTCCTTGGTATTCTGCATGACCTGGATCTTCTTCTATTTTATCCAAATGCATGCGTATAGTCTAATAGAAGATCTAGTCTAATTGCTCCCCCTTATCTAACTTCTGTTTTAATAAGTAAGCTCGATAGGTTTTAATCCACAACATTATCTAATATCTACTGAGCTTTTCACTCTCAGCAATCTAGTTGTTTCTAGCTTCTAATAGAATATCATCAATGAGCTCATTTAATGTCATATCTATATATTTAAATTATAATTATAATAGTCATAAAACGCATTTTAAGACTTACTGTAAATTTTTATAGTATCTTAGATACACTCCTTAACAGAAACTAATAGCCTTTCTTAAATAGCTTTATAATAATTTTCCGAGCGAAGCGAAGGAACTCTGAGCGAAGCGAGGATATATTATTACCATGTATAAACAACAAAAGCTCGTCCACTATACAGTGAGCGAGCCTCGTAGAGGTGAGCGAACGTTGTGAGCGTTGCCGAGTATTATTTCATTGGAGCTGGTACATTAGGTATAGGTGGCATTGGTGGTTTTGGGAATCCTCCCATAAACATCTTCTTAGCATCTTCTATCATCTTCCTAATATCAGCTACATCATTCTTTAAATCATTTATTTCTTTACTATTGTCAATAGTATTTGTTATTATAGGAGCTTCTACCTGCGCTTCTAGTTGATCTAAAATATCTTTACACTTTTCCATTTCTTCATCATACTTACTTGCAGCTTCTTTTTTAGCTTTGAACTCATTATAGTTCTATCTAACCATATTAGCTATTTCTTCTTTGTTAGTAGCAACAGTAAGTCCTATAGAAGTATCATTAATAATCGAACGTTCAGCTGGTACTGATAGTTTCTTAGACTCTCCATTACAGCTAATAAACACATCAACTAGTTTACGTCTGCTCTATCCTGGTATTGGAAACTAACCTTGAGGTAAAGCTTCATCATAAGGATTTGAAACCTAAGTAATAGAACCAAGACTATAAACAGTAGTCTTTTTAAACGTTCCTAGAACTTCCAATACGTGCACGTGATCTCCTATTTTTAATTGACTAAATAACATAATTGAATTGGTTTTAGTAGGGCTACCTTTTACAGTAGCCCTAAGTTTTTTATTAAGCAGCTGGTGCTACAATATGATTTATAGTCTGAAATACTCCAGTACGTTTATCATAGTATATTAGATATTTATTACCAGTTGAAATTTCTTCTGTCGGCATCTAATCACCAGAACCATTTAGTAATGCTTTACCACTATTAGTATTTACACTAGTTGGATTAGATGATACCTAACTAGAACTAACAGAAGTAGCTACAGATACTAATGATCCTTCTGTTGCACCAGTAGCAGTATGATTAATATTTAATAATATTAAACCTCTGCATGGCAATTGTCTCCATTGAAATGGACATATTCCATAAGTAACAGTATTGTTAGTAGTATCTACATTAGAGAATATAGTATCTAATGTAGGTATACCACCTTGGTCAATACGTCTTACACGATAAGGATTAAAGAAAGGATTAAACATAATTACCTCCTTTCTTATTAGCAACCACAACCGCAACCGTCGTTATATCCGTATCCGTAACCAGTGAATCCACCGTTACATCCGAATGGGTTACAAGTTAAGTAAGCAGGTACTGGACAAGGACGCAACTGATTAACTAAGTTTTGAGTCTATTGTTGAGTAAGAGCAGATAATTGGTATCCTTGTTTTTCATCTCGCAATGTGTCAATCTTATTCTGCATTTCACGCATTTCCAGCTGACAGAATTTATCATTGATCATCTGAGTCTGTGCATCTATCTTAGCGCCAATTACATTAAATTTGTTAGCATTATCTGTTAGTAAGTTATTGAATCCACTAGTAATTGCATTCTACAAAGTATTAGTTTGCTGACAGATAGACAGTCTATTGTCTGCATTCATTTGAGTCAAGTTCAAATTAACAGAGTCAATTGAACGTTGAGTCTGGCAGCAGCAGTTAGCCAACTGAGAAGCTAAGTTAGCATTACCAGAAGTAATAGCATTAATTACTTCACAGCTAGCCAATTTAGTATCACAAGCAATCTGACTTACGCTAGTATTAATAGTATTCAAAGCTGTCTGTACAGCATTAATATCACAATTTAAAGTATTAGACAAAGAACTGATAGCATCTTTGTTACCTTGAATAGCCTGCATTAACAGACTTGTATTAGTATCGGTATTCAACTGAGAAGCAAGACGACTAGCATCATCACTACCTCTACCAAAACCATTACCTCCAAAACCGCCCCAGCAGAAGAAGATTAGGATGATCCAAATCCACCACCAACCGCCGTTTCCACCGAAACCGCCGTTGTTCATCATAGCCATAAGAGCAGCAGGGTCCATATTACCTTTGTTTGCATTCTGCAAAAGTGCAGCTACACCTGGATCTATACCAGCGTTTTGTACTAAAATTTTTTCAGGTTCGTACATAGTTCTCATAAATTTTGATTAAATTAATATCTTGATATTCTTCTTTCATACATAGGTTCATATCTATGCATTCTTTCCTCTTCACGTTCACGATCTAAATATTCATCGTCTTCGTCATAGTCATAACCGTAGCGAGTCATTCTTCCTCCTCTACCTCTTCCACGTCCTCTACCACCACGAGCATAACGATACTCATGCTCTTCATCTTCATCGTCTTCAAGCATTAACATCGTCTTAGCTTCTTTGCGCAATTTATCACACATAATATAGCAATAGTAATACCACATCTTTCCTTCTTCTATATCTTTGTCATTCAACCAAGCTTTTGCTAGTTCTACAAAGTATTTAATGTGATCGCTACTTGTCATAGTAACAACTGCACGATAATAGTCTGAACGTATCATATTGAGAGCAACGTACCAATCATACTTGTTGTATTTCTCACCTTTCAGATTGATTCCGTACTGGTTAGCGATTGAAGTAGTTTCTTCTAAACTCCAATGTTCTCCACGAGAGCCATCTTCGTTTTCCATCTTAGAGACTGCTTTTAGTGCACATTCTTCATTGAAGTGTGGACCATACATAGCCTCATGACGCTCTATTTTCAGTCTTTCTCTCATTGCATTAATTGATTTAATTATTCGACTTATAAAGTTCATTTTGATAAATCTATTATTCTAGTATTTTCTACATTGATTAACTTGTTACTGTTATCAATTTGGTACTTATAAATAGTTCGTTTTTTAAAATCAAAGTGAAGGAGTCGCTAGAACCAATTCTTATAATTACGCTTATATTCTTTTTTAGTATGAATAAATAGTGATTGTGTATTGCGAATGTCGATACTATGTGTTAGGAGCGTATCTCTTTTATTTATTACGATTGATGTCAAATTATTTGGTTTGATTTCCACTTTAAAGTCAGTTGATCTAACTACTATAGTAGTATCATGTACTACTTTCTACTCCTATATCTGTACCTATTTCAACTCCTTCTCTTTGATCTTTAATTTCTTTACTGTAGCTCGTACTTCTTGTATCAAGCTATCTTTGGTTTCTTTAAATTCATCTAGAGTAAGCTATAGAACTCTATTATCATTCTTCTACTATGTTGCTAGCTATTCATAGTAAAGATAGTTATTAGTTACTCTATCTATTTCTCTATTCTTCTTATCTAGCTAGTTATTCTAATAAAAACAAATGGCAGCGAGAATCGTAATGATAATCACTGCCATTGCTTTGTAATTCCTTTTAAACCAACCGATAATGTTACTTATTAATCTTTTTGCTAGACTTATCAGTATTGGTATCATTTGTAATAGTATTTTGTTCTTCTAAGATGTCTGTTATATCTACATCTAAATATTTTTCTGCTTTCGACTTTATAATCTTTGTGAAGAGTTTTGTAACCAATGAATTAGGTTTTAATGCTTTCCTAGATTCTAATAATGATATTATTTCTGCAAAACATATTGCTCCTGCTGCAACTTTAGCTAACACCAGATCAGCATATGTCATAAATATAAACTTATCTAATAAAGTAAATCCAGCTATCATTATAGCTGCAAATCCTAGTTTCTCAACAGTAGACCAGAACTTACTAGATTCAAAATAACTATTATTAGTTACTTGTCTACATACTTTATATCCATAGATTAAGTCTAATATTATGAATAGAAATGACACACCTATCAACGGTGCAGCTGGTGCTAGTATAGTTGCTATACCTGTTAACCAACCTACTATAGATTGATATCCATTAGCAAATATACGTCTTGCAAGATTCATTATATATAAACTTCTACTCAACACAACTTAAAATAATTTTATCTGAAATAAAAATGCTAGTCAATATTTATTACTGCTAGCATATGTTAAAGTCTCTGCAATTATATAACTATAACGTACTCATTATTCGTATGTTCTATTTCCTTTACGTATACCCAGGTAATCTAATAGCTCTTTATGTTTAATAGTTTTATTAAGTAAAGAATAACAGTTAGCATGTTTAAACCATCCTATGTAACTAGCCATTTTTTCTTCTATAATATTTGTAGTTAGTACTTCACCACCGAACCGCCAGTCCAGCGCCACCAACCCACCCCCCCCACCAAAACCAACAAAGCACACCCAACCCAATTCTAGAGAAGCAACCTGTGGGTATTACTTAACTATACCGTATTGCACAATTAAGTCATTACTCCGCCCACGGGAGATATGTTAATCGAGAACCGATATCAGCAGTGGAACGACCAACCTCAGCACTGGAATTAAGAGTGAAGAGACCCGCCTTGCTGCCATCGTCAGAGCGACCACCTATTAACAAACAATGTAATGAACCATCCGTATTATCCCAATTATAGTCACACCAGTATGTTGTTTCTGAACCATTGTTGCAAGATAAAGCGAAAAAGTCACACGTAGACGTAGTTACTATTTTTGTTTTGTATCCAGTAACTACAGCATTTGCTGCTATATTTTTATAGTACGGATTATCATTCGAGATAGAATCACCGAAATGATCTGGAGAATCGCACTTATACCAAAATCTAGCGCCGTAACCAGAAATATATATACTAATAACATCGTCAGTGTGTTTCCACACATACCCAAATGGATTCTCTATTCCTCTATATCTATTACACTTTCTTGTAGTAGTTGTAGTATTAGAGCCAGATGAATCTGTCTATTGTATAGTTACTGTAACTTCACCAGAACCACTACCTAAACTATCAGAACTTCCAGTAGGAATAAACGAGTAAGTTGTAGCTCCGTTGATAGTTACCGTACCTGTAGTACAACCAGAACCTAATCCACCTTGTCTAAATCCTTCAACTGTTAATGCAGTATTAACTGCTTTTTGACTATTTCTGGTAGCATATTCTACTAAGAACAAATGACATATGGCTCTATGTTCATTATATGTATATATATTCCATGAATTTCCTAAACCATTAGCTCTCGCTTTTGGTCTTACAGCAGATCTTGTGAAATTAACACTAGGTATTTTATTTTTAGAAGATCTATAATAATTCCCATCAATATAACCTTCATAAGCAGACACATAAGCTTCTTTATGATGATACCATCCTGGTTTAGCATGTGGACATATTTTTAAATTATGTGTTTCAGTAGATTCTATATAATCATCTATCCACCAAAATTCAGGTATTTTAATCATTACGTTTACGTTATTGTCTTCTAACAAAGTACTTACATCTCTCCATCCTCCAGCAGAATAATCTTCACATTTAGTCCAACTATCATTTAGCTTTAACATCCTATATAAAGGATTTCCATCTTTGAAATAAATATATCCTTTCATCATACTCTATATAGGCAGTGTTCTATGCATATCCATATTACCAATACGAGTACAATCTGGATTAGATGATGTTTCTGACCAAGATACACCGTACCAGTCTGGAGCATCTAGTGTAACAATTTCACCTAATACAAAATTATCTGGTTTAGTAGTAACAAAACTACTAGTTAATACATCGTTAGCTAATTGTTTATTCTTACAAGTAATAGAAATAGACGATCTATATATTCCAGTAAAACCTAACCAAATTTCTACATTTGTAGAAGTGACTACATATCCAGCTATTACTGCATCTCCACTAAGCTACGTATTACTTTGCTACTTAACTAATTTAACAGATTCTTTATTTCTAGTACTAGCTACTAGTGTAGAATAATTGTATTGATTAGAACCATAATTTCCACCTCCTACTATTTCAAAAATAACATATTTAGCAGAAGTAGTATTTTGTGATACTAGTGGTAAAGTAGCTAATCTCAGCCAATCTGTGTTATTATCACTTACTCCATAAAACTTAGTATAATAAATACCTGTTTTATCGCCTTCAGCTACATCGTAACCATCTATCATATCTGCATTCAGATTAGTACATAGAGTAGTAGAAGATACTTGTATAGGTGCAGTGCCAGTAGATACAGTAGATATCAATTTACTACCACTAATAGTGGAACTGTTTGTTAAAGCTCCTGTCATAGTATCACCAGCTTTCTTTACATAAGTAGTAGTAGGATCTACACCTAATGCACTAGTTACATTTGCTTTAGTTAAACTAATAGTACCATTAGTATTAGTAATGTTACTACCAATTTTAACACCACCTAATACAGTACTAGATGCTTTTGGTAAAGTATAAGTATAAGTAGCTACTAATTTACCAGTATCATCAATAGATAATCTATCTCCTACAATTATACCACCAAGCGTAGTAGTAGTAGCAGCAGGTAATATATATTTATTAGCTTCAGCTTCTATAGCAGCTAGTTTATTCTTTTCAGGAGTAGTATAATCATTAGTACTAAGATCTTTACCTTCAACTTTATTAACCTTAGTCTTTTCAAGAATTAATACCTAACCAGTTAAATCTTCTACATCTGTTCTTAAAGCTTCTTCTACACCAGTAGCTCTTTCTACTTCATTTGCTATAGCTGTAGCATTAGCTGATTCAGCGCCTTTAGCTCTAGTTACTTCACTAGCTAAATCACTAGTTAGTTTCTATTCTGCTGCTTCTGCTCTAGTCTATTCAGCTGTCACAGTAGTATCTGTATATGACTTAGCCTGTTTAATAGCATTAGCTATAGAACCAGTAGTAGATTCATTACCGTTAATAATGGTAAGTTTATCTTCATTTACTTTTACTCTGTTAGATAATGAAGATACATTGTTATTAATAGTAGTATCAGCTTGAGTTCTATCAAGTATCTCTTGAGCTAAATCATCAGCTACATCTTGAATACTACCTTCAATAGCTGTAGTATCAAATGAACCTGATAAAGCATCCCAACCATCTTCAGTCCATACTACATTAGTACCAGCATCATAATGTTTACCACCTAAGTTAAATGCATTAGTAATATTATATACATCACCAACTACATTATTGTCTTTAGGTAGAGTTTCAAACGTACTAGATCCTTTTACTTTATAAGCGCCAGATAATTTAGCATCTACTTGTGCCTTAGTATAAGTATCAGACTTGTCTGCTTTTAATGCTAATGCTGCATTAGTTGCAGTAGTGTGATCTGTAATCTTATTATTAAGCTCTTCTTCTTTAGCCTTAGCTCTATTAGTTTCTACTAAGATAGCTGCATTTCTATTACTAACTTCTGTAGCAATAGCTTCTTTTCTATCTTGTACTTCTTTGTTTATAGCATTAGTATGTTGCGTGTCTACTTGAGTAGATCTACCAATTTCATTCTGTAAATTAGTACTAATAGTCTATTCAGCAGATTGAGCTCTATTCTTCTCAGTAGCTATATCATTGCCTAATTTAGTTTCAGCAGCACGAGCAGTAGCAGCTTCTTTATCTATATTACTTTGTAAAGTAGCTAAAGACTGTTCCAATGAATCTGAATCAATAGCAATACTAATCACATTATCTTCACTAATACTAACATCTTTACCTGGCTTTAACTTATTAATTAAGTCATTATAATCACCAGATGTAGCTACTGGTTTAAAATCTGGTTTGTTAGTAATATTATCCCATTGTACAGCTAGATCACCAGATGCACTAATTACATTAGTTTCTTGATCAATTTCAATGTTTAAACCAGCAATGAGTTTCTTCTAATACTTTGCACGTATATCAGCAAAGGTATCAATCATCTCAGTATGAAGTTCCTATAACTGATGTTGTTTAACAAAGTCTAAGAAGTCTTTAGATGTGACAATACCAGCTGATCCAGTAGATGCTATAGGTAAAGATATAGAATCATTACTTCCATCATACTTAAACATTACCATAGTAATGCCATTAGGATTTGAAGTATTAAATTGTATATCCTTTATTACATCTTTTACTTCTTCATCATCTACTTTACTATCTACATCACTAATGTTTGCTTTATCATTAAGCAATTTGTTTACCTATGTTTTAGTATAGTAGTTGCTAAGATCAGGCATACCACCGGAGGCAGCTAGCCTTACCCATTCGGTTCCATTGAAATATTTAATGCTACCACCGTAAGGATTATCAGATAAGTCAACCCAATAGTCTATTTCTTCCGGATTAGGTTGAACAGATGTTGCAAAAAATATTATCCTATTTGTTACCATATGTATTTATTTATTAAGCTGCCGGTGTTTCTAGTGCAGCAACTCTTGTAGTTAATGCGTCAATTAAATCTTTTAAAGCTTTGCCTTGTGCAGCAGCTAAAGCTTCTGTAGTACTAGTACTTGTTAAAGTATTATTTATAGTCACTTTAGTATCTGCTGTAGGAGGTGTATATCCTAATGCACTAGTCACATTAGCTTTACTAAGACTAATTGTACCGTTACTATAAGAAATATTTGCTCCTACCTTTACTCCACCAATAATTTCAGCTGTAGCTGTTGGTAAAACATATTTATTTGCTTGTGCAGCAATACCATCTAGTTTAGTTTTATATGCATCAGTAAAGTCATTACTGGATAGTTCTTTTCCTTCTACCTTATCTACTTTACCTGATTCAAGTGCCTCAATTCTAGCACTCTGATCATTATCGGTATCATCGTTTAAAGGTAACCATTTACTACCTCCGGCGTAATACTTAATTACATTACCTTTTGGATCTGCTGCTAAGTCAACCCAGTAATCAAACTCTTTAGGATTTGGAGCTATATAGCTTCTTGTTATTCTTGTCATATACGTATATTTTAATTATTAATTCTAATGTATTACAAATTGTAATAATTTATGAGTACCAGTAGAGTCACTTATATTAAGTGATATACGTGCCTATCTAGTAGCATCTGTGTCATTAGGATCTAGAGTAATGTCTATTCTATCCTATTTGACATTTATATGTACATACTGTGCAGAACTAAATCCTTGAATATTGTACATATTACTATGAACATCTAGTGATACTGTTTCACCAGATTTAATAAATCTATGTGGAGTAAGATTCCAAGCATCAATTACTTCTGGAATAATATTCCTAGCTCTATTGTCCACATATAATATATTATATAATATTGTTTCTTTTTCCATAACGTATTTTAAAGCGTTTTAAGCCACTTTCTTTAATAAATGAACAACTTATCCATTAAACTCTACAAGCTTCTTAGAAGAGCCCTTAGGCTGATATACGTCAATGTGTGACCATCCATCAGTGTTAGCTTCTAATCTAATAGGATATTCAAATAAATCAGCATTCTATCTTACTATATCATTTACTGTTTTACTATCTAAATCCTTTACATTAAAGTCAATAGCTTTACCTAAACAATGTGCAGATAAGTAAATGCTATTTTTATTCTTTACTAATTGACACATATTGCAACGTAAACCTCTTTGTGAGAACTAACCACCAGCTTTCCAAGTATTAACAGTAATAGGCTTATTAAATATTTTAGTACGTAATACATACAAAGTACTAAGTATTTCGGTACTTATAAACTACCAAGAAGTTTCACCAAATTTATTATAGCAATGCGGACATACTAATTCCTAAACTTTGAAATATTTGCTTACTTCTTTTATTAATTCATTTCTATCCATGTGATTTTATGTATAAATTAAATAAGAGTTTTCGACATTAAGCTACTAGCCCTATTAATGAATTTATGTTTTTTACCTTAGTCCAATCTGTTGGATTTAAATATTTTACTGTTCCATCAGAAGACACAGTACAACCTTTCATCTTAGACTATATAGGTAGATTCTTATGATAGTCTGCAATACCGGTTCTAGTCCTAGCAGAACTTACCTATTCATAAGTAAAAGATATCCCATAATAATCTAGATCATCTTTATTCTTATTATAAGTAGCAGCATCATATTCTCTTTCATCTATGATGACTCCTCTGTCATCAACATCATATTCTAGTATCTTATTGCCCAAGATATGGTGCATTGTTATTATTTTCATTTCTTTCTCTGTTTCTATACATATTATCTACTAATAAATCAGCTATAACGTTTATACCTAACTATTTGCTATCACTGATTAATTGTTCCTACATTACTACTAGGAGCATCTAATAGATGCCCTCTAGTAGTTCTCTGTCACTCAACTGTTTGATCTGATTGTGTAATTGACTATTCATTTTTAATATTACTTAAAGCATCTATAAAGAAAGGAGTAGCATATTGATTAGCATACTTAGTAATTAAATCTACTTCTAATTCACTATAGTCTTCTTCTCCAGTAGAATTATATATTTTTAATGCTAACGAGTGACCTGCTATTCCAGCTGATGTTTTGTATAAACCTTCAGCTAAATCTTTAGCTACATCAATATACTGTTCAACAGTTTTATTTATATCAACATATACTTTGAGTTGTTTAAAATTTATTTTCATAGTTTCTTTATTTAATTTTTTATTAACCAACGAAATATTCCTACCAAGTGTTATAAGCAACACGTACAAATATTCTAGCATCATCATTATATGTAGTAGAACTAGTACCAGCTGATTGATATGCACCAGTGGATGATATCCATGCACATGAATCTCGTCTAATAGTATATGTATATCCATTAGATACACTCATAAATACCATTGTTCCTACTTCACCTTGGTTTAAAACCATAGTATACCCAGATGAAGTTACATTACATACACATGAAAATGTTACACCATTAATTAATGCTGAAATATTCAAAACTGGTAAGTTCCAACCATAGAAAGCACCGTTGTCTACAAAGATTGCGGCATCAGTATCTGATGCCGCAGATATGTACAACGGCACAGTAACAGTATTTCTACCAGAAACATAGTAACCATCTATAGATATAGCTGCTAATGCCCTAATACTACTACCGCTACTATTATATACAGATACTACTTTTGAACCAAATGTTGCACGAATTAAGTCATTAGAACTAGTAGCAGATAATATAGAGAAACCAGAACCTGTAATATTAGTAGTAGTAGTAATATAATATGCCTAACTTGGAGTACCTAAACTGCTATTAATAGTACTGCTCATTTTTAATGTACCACTATCAATAGTGAGATTTGTAGTAGTACAGTTAGTGAACTAACCGTTAGTGAACGTACCAGATGTAGCAGTAACTGTACCTGTGATAGCTGCATTTGTACATGTAAGTTTACCAGTACTACTATTCATAGATAGTTTACCATTGCTAGAAGTAAATACATTATTACTGAAACTAAATTCACCAAGTTTAGCATTATTAGCTAATAGATTGTTTACAGTTAAGGTGTTATTTTTACTAGCCTGTTGCCAATATGAGCTGCCAGATGATGGAGTTTGATTGGTATTAGTAGATTTAGCTAAATATGTATTACCACTATACTAAACATAATCTACTACTGTCATATTTTGATAATTCTCGTACTTAGTATATTCACTACTGTTCATAGCAGTAGTAGCAGGAGCTTTATAATAAGTAATACCAGATTTCCAATAACCGCAATCACGCATAATGGTATAATTACTATCAGCATCAGATCCATTCGTACCATCATATACTACAGGAGCTTCATAACTGATTACAGTCCACTGACTATCAGGTGAAGGAGTAGTATCTGTACAGAAACCAAACCAGAATTTAGTAGCGTACGTATCTGAAGCCCAGCTTGCAGTATAAGATGATTGATTAGAACTAGAAGAAGATACTTTATTCCAACTACTACCACTATAACGATATACAGCAAAATAACCATAAGCCTAAGATGTTACACCACTGCTATTAGTTTTAATAGCTCTAAGAGTACAACTAGTAGTCTATAAGTATCCTAAACTAGATCTAATAGATGCTGGAGCTCCGCTCATTGTAATACTGTAACCATCTGCTCCATCAGATCCATCTGATCCATCTTGTCCTGGATCTCCTTGATCTCCTTTATCTCCCCACTTAGACCACAATGCGCCAGTCTTCCAAGCCTACCATTTACTATTTTCCTTCTTTCTAGTCCATACATATTCATATTTAATAGCATCTGTAGGACCAGTTGGACTATCAGTCCATCCGTCTGGTACGTAATCGTCTTGTTGATATTCACTAGAGTCCACATTAGCTGGCGGATAATACTAACCACCTGGAGCCAAACTAGTACCACCAACATAGTTAGAAAATCTCCTATAGATGTATTCGTATCCATCGCCATCTTTACCTCTTTCTGAGTATCTAGACCATATACCAGGAGTAGACCAATTACCCCAAACCTAAGTAGACTTATCTAAGTATCTTTGTGATACCCATTCATACATTAATGATGCGGTAACACCAGAAGGATGATTTGTCCAACCAGAAGGTATATGACCAGCTTGATTTACACTAGCAGGAGTAGAAGGTTGAGATCCATCTGCATTCCTAGTATAAATAAATTCAATACTATTACCATCTTTACCATCCTCACCATCAGCACCAGTAAGACGTATAAGATTAGACCATGCCGTTAAAGTACCATCTGGATTAGCAAATCGTTGAATCTACCATACGTACTCACCATCTCCTGGTACTAACTCACTATTAGTAGACCAACCTGAAGCAGCTGCATCTGTAGGAATAGATGGTTTAGTAGCAGATATCTTCCATCTATATTGATAATGACCACCCGATAAACCTTGTTCACCCCAATTAGACCATAGTGCTGGTGTACTAAAGTTAGACCATACTCCATCAGTACGTACACGTTTACAAGTCCACTCTGCCTTATAATCCTCATTTACTCCTTTTGGATCATCGGACCAATTATAGTCTTTAGAACCACCATTAGATATAGTTGGAATATAATCATTCTATTGAATAGACGAAGGAGTTTGAGGTACTCTATCAACATCAGCGGTACGAGTAAATATATATTCATATCCGTCACCATCCATACCTTTTTCACCCCACTTAGCCCACAAAACTGGTTCTGAGAATTCTCCCCAAACACCTTCCCCAATTTTAGCAGCTTTCTTTTCTCGTTGTGATACCCATTCATACATCATATCTTTAGATACTCCTTGAGGACTATCTGACCAACCAAATGGTATATAATCATCTTGCTGAGATGTATCTGGTTTATCAGGAGCATCACTTGCACTGGTTACTTTGTAAATGAATTCTAACTTAGTTCCATCAGAACCATCTTCACCAGTTTCACCAGTAAGTCTAATAGGATCTGTCCAACCAGATAATGATTTATCTGCATATACAGTAGCTTGAATCATCCAAGTAAATACTTCCTTACTTTCTCTAGTAGGTGGATACATGTACCAAGTATAGTTATCATCAGCAGGTGGTATCTAAGAACTAGTAGGTTTAGGTGGTTTTATACTAGAGTTAGTATAACAGAACACTGTATACTGACCATCTTTACCAGCTACAGAAGCACCTCTAAATCTATTAGGATCGCCCCATTGCACATCAGGATCATCTACTTTACGGGCACTTTTAGTAGACATCCAAATAGCAGATGCAGTATAATTTCTATGCCATCCATAGGAAGTACCATCTCCAACAGGTCTATCGGGAGTAGCATCATTGTCATTATAAGTTACCCATAAACTATTACCTTCTAGCTAGTACGATAGATTGAACTCTCTATTGAATATAGCAGTACCTTCACAATGAATATAAATAAGTAACTTCATATCGTGAATATTGGTAATCTTAGTAATAGTAAACTTACCATTATCTACTCTACATTCAATACCATTAGATTCCCAAGTACAGAAGAAAGTATCTCTATCTACAGTAGTATTATATGTTAAAGGAGTTTTACCTCTCCACGCTTGTACTTCAAATGTAAACTGATCTCTTTGTTGATAATCTGTTATAATATTAAATTCATTATCAACAATTATACTACCTTCAGTTCTAGTAAGAGATACAGAATAAGCATCCTAACCATGCAAATCTTCTACCTATTCAGGAGTAAACTGTACATATGCATCAGTAAGATAAATATTACTAATATATGCACCATTACCAGTAAGATTACCGTCATTAGGAGCTCCGGGTATATTTAAACCATCTAATAAACCAAACTGTGATGCAATGTTTTTAGATGGGTTAATATGCCAAGTATTTACTTTCTTTAAATATCTCTTATATTGTCTAGTAGAGTAAGCACTATCTTGTCTGGTTTCATCAGTAAAGTTACCATAAACAGCAAATTTCATTGACTTACAAGGATGTTGCGTAGTACCTTGTTTCAATGAATATCTAAACTACTTACCTCTAGCATCTAATACTTCGATAGGTGTAAAGTAAGATGTAGTAAATCCCTATACTCTATCAAAGCCGCAATCGTCAGTACCAGTTTCAGTATTATTAACTCCATCAAAATTATGGAATATACCTCTACATATATCATTTACATGTATACCACTATACTCACCATCTTCTAGTTTTAATGTAACGATTTGGTTAACTAGATCCACATCTTCAACTGTACCAAATGCAATTGAATTCCATAGCTCACCACTTACTACATCTATCTTATTAAATCTTAATTCTGGTACTTCTAAGAACTCTCTAAGAATAAGGCTGGTCATTTCTCCTCTACCATCCTTATCTATTTGAGCACCTGTACCACCAATCATACCAGTAACAAAAGTACCTATCTGAACTCCTTGATTTAGATAAGTCATCTTATTACTTCTTAAACCTCCATTGAAAGTAATTATACCAGCAGCTGTGTCATCGTACAATTTACTTAAGAATAACTTACTACCTTCAGATTTAATCATAGCTTTTACTACAGCAGTATCTACTACACCGCCTCCTTCTCCACCACCAATACCTAACGCTGATGGTTGTATATTATGCCATGTACCATCACTAGCATACTACAGTAAGTCACCTTCTGTAATATAAGTAATAGTAACATCTTTAAGAGTAGCTAGATGGTTAATTCTTTCAACTAAGGTATCAAGCTCACCAACACTAGTATCTAAGGTATTGATATTACCCTAAAGTGTCCTTACTAGTCCAGTGAGTTCATTTAATTCGTCTTTAGTTGCATACTATGCCATTATTTCAATAGTTTATCTATTACTACTAATAATTTCATTCTCTGTTCCTCATCTATATTAAACGTATCTCCTTGAATTAGTATATCATATACGTAATTAACACACACATAGTTTAATATCTGAGTTCTATCATAAGCAATATCGTATTTTACTTTATTGCTTATTGTTTTACCTATTTTATAGTTATTTTCTATCATAGTGTACAACAACCATTACTACAACTCCTACAAACTCTACAATTTGTTATCCTATTATACGTACAACAAGTATGTTCTAATGGAATTTCTAAGAGTCTACATAAATCAACATAATAATCTATAGCATCTTCAGTTAACTAATTAGCTAGAGCATATTCAAGTAATTGTGATTTAAAATCACACATTAATATTTTTTCTTTCTAATGTTTGTCCAGACATGTATTACAAAATGTTACTAACATGTTTACTTTTCTATAATACAGGTTTTTCTAGTCTATTGCAATTGAAACTGCATTATTACTCCCAACAACATTAACTATAAAGGATGTAGAATCATATTCTGTAATGTCTATAGTAATAGTGTTATCGGAAATATTGGGAGAATTAATGACATGATTATGATCTTCATCATTTTCACTATACATATTTTTCTTATTAAGAACGTTGTCTAAATAAACTTTAGTGACCGAACTAGCGCTATCTAAAGTGATTGTTAGAATATTATTTTCAATCTTTGTATTAATTATTTTCATATCAATCATATCAATAAAATTAAAAAAGGCGAAGCCGAGGATAAACCTCAACCTCGCCTGGGTTTAAATAAAGAAACCGTGTATTATCCAGCACTAGTATCAACACCAGTGATAAATGCTTTAAGATTCTTAACAAACTGAGATGCACTCAAGTTAGCTGCTTCTTCAACATACAATTCAGTAGTCAACGGAGTAGTTTTAATGTACTGATTATCTGGTGATAAATACAAATTATCATTTTCAATAGTAATGTAATCGTAGGATGCACCTTCAGTAACATTACGTTTAGGTTCAATGATAGGATATGCATCTGTGAATACATGACCCTTATAACCCAACATACGTACTTCCATATCACGTACCTGTTTCCAGTAACCTTTACCAGGTTTACCAGCAGTCTTAGTAATAGTTGCACCAGGTACTGCTTCAGGAACATTAGACAATAATGCACCAGGAATAGTAACATACAGAGAAGCTTCCATAGAAACTACAGAATATTCATTTAATGAATAAACACCTTCATTATCATCCTTAGGAAGAGCTGTAAGTGTTAATTTATGACTTGCAAATGTAGCACTTACTCTACGATTAGCATGTTTATTAATCTTCTTCAACAGTGCGTTACCCAAATCGTCAGCAGTTTCAGTTGTAGCAACCACTTCATAAGTATGAGTAAACTATCCCGGAGCTTCATACATGTCTTTGTAAACAATACGTAAAACATATCTGTGACCGATAACAACAGTAGCACTAGTTAAATCAATTTCGATTTTTTCTTCTACAGGTGCAACATAATCACCAATTACATAAGAAGGTTTAGAAGCTTTCTGAATGGCATTAGAGTACTCTACAGAACGCTTAGTAGCACTAGTACCATTAGGCAAAGCAATAGTCATATTCTCACCAGCTACACCAATATATACTGTAGATGCTTTTACTGCACTAGCTTCATTTTTAATTAAGTTCTTATTTTCATCAAATAAAGCTACAGCACCCTGAGCAAGACTATCTACTGTAGTATAAGATGCTGGACATGTTTTACCGATAAGTACGGTATCAACTCTTGTAATCATATATAAAAATAATTAATTGTTAGACTTAGCGCTAGTCTGCTTGTCTTCTACTTTCCTTATTGCAGATTTCCACGTTGACAAGCGCATTAATTTTTTATTATTCCATTGAAGCAATTTCATTGGAATAAGCATTATAATGCTACATTGGTTTAGTAGCAAGATAAATCTAAATTGCCATTTTCACAATCTCCATATGTGTATGTTCTGGCAAATCTGTATATTCGGTATTAGTAATATTACTTGAATTAATTTTAGATGGCTTAGCTAAATATGTAATTTCATATTCACTTACTTTGTATTGACCATCTGTGTATAATATTACATTATTATTTTGAATTAACTTTAAAGGTCTAGCTTGACAATATTTTAGCTTATGTTCAGATAATGAATTACTTAACTGTCTATCTATTGTTTCAATTGTAGATTCTAATGTATCTGTATACTTAACTATATATGCACCTAGATTATCTTTTTCCCAACATTCATTAGGGTATTCATCACTTGGTTGTATACCAGCAGTATCTCCAAGTAATAATACATAATCATCTGGTAATTCAACAGAGTATGAATTTTTAGTTCCTTTGGATATCTAAGTATTTGAATAGTTTCTTTTACGAATTAAAGTACGCAAATCATCTATACGTTTTTCTGTCTATTCAAATCCTTGAGCTTTAAAGTTAATACCTGAGTATCTTGTTTTATAAAATTTATCAATTGCCTCATTAATGAATGATATAATAGTGTCTGAGGATAGCTTATCCTTAATAACTAAATTAGGATCCATTAACTATAGCCTACGTTCAAACTCGATTTGAAATCCACGGTCTGTCATAATCATTCATCTATTTGGTTCAACTATGATTTAGTCTGTATTCTCTTAGACTCAATGTCTTCTAATGCTAGTTCTACAGCTCTATTAATTACTTCAAACTGCATATATTCAGGTATTTCACTCATACCATCTGCTGGTAAGTTCTCTATCTTAGTAGGGAACTTAATATAAGTAATATCTACAGAATAACTATTACTACTCATAGCTAAGTAATCATAATAGATATATAGAGTATTATCTTCTATTACAGCTACTGGATCTTCTATCCAAGGATTGTTATTGTAAGTCTTCTTGAATTTAGTAGCGTCTGCATGATCTATTAGCTTTATGGTAGCTTTTTTGTTATTGAAGTTTAATACAGCATCTACAAAGAACATTCTGTCACCATTAAATAGATTGGTAACATAACATCTATTTGAGTCTGTTTCAGTATTAGCAATAACATTTGTATCTGTATGTACTAACTTTTCTAAGTCGTGAATACGTTTTACAGATCCTTCAAAGCTAGTCTTTAAGTAGTTATTACCAGTAAACTTATTACTGATTTCTTGGTATAAACCTTGATCTAACCAGTAATCTATTTCTTCTGGTAAGAAAGCAGGACAACCCCCAAAGGCTGTACTTTGAGAGTTCTTATCCATTGCTACTTTAAAATATGAGTGAAATTGTTCTCTAGTCATTATTTAGATTTTATTTCAGACATAATACTTAAGTAAATATCTTGATTCTTTTTGTCTTTCAAATATGCAATTACATCTTCAAGACCGTTACCAATAAGATCAGTACCAAAGTAATATGATGCTCTGTTCTTACGAATAATATTTTTACTTAAAGCTTCTTCAATTACAAAGTTAATTTCTTTATTAGGATTATCTACCCAAATTCTAATAAATCTTGCTGGATCAGCTTCTACGTTTTCACCAAGTCTAGCTTCAACCAATTCATTAGACATAGTGTCAGCTTTAACTCCAAATAGTCTAAGACATTTGCGCATATCTTCAAGACTCATCTTATCCAGTGCTCTATAAGCATCACGTTTAACTTTGTTAGCTTTATTAATTTGTTCTGCTTCAGCTTCTTTATTTATAAGTACATAATCAGTAGATGGAGTTACTTTATCAATGCCATTTGCTACTCTCTTATGTCCTAATAGGAATAAATATTGCAATTCTCCTTCAGGTCTATCAGTATTAATTACTAATTCTTTCTTACCAATCTTAATTGCAAATGTATCCCAAAATGTGCTATCAGGATCTAATTCTCCTTCAGCTTTGCCCATTTTCTGTTCTAGTTCTCTAGCTTTATCTTGAGTTAGACCTGTGTAACGACTACCAGATCTTGTCCAATATGAACTCAAGTAATCAAAGCAGTTGGACCATTTAATCAATCCTGTCCAAGGATTTACTTTTGTCATTCTAACGATTACTTCCATAATTATAAAATTAGATTATCAAGTTAGACAGCAATAGCTGCAATTTCTTCTTTTTTCCATATAAATTTAACTCTCCAGTCATTTGGATTTTTTAAAGGCTTCGTCAATTGACGCTCTATTGTGTCGCCATTTATACCTGTTTGTCTTGCAGCTTCTGATACAGATTCATATTTAGCTATAAATTCTCCAGTTTTAGAAAACTGTAATACAGGAATTGCTTTTGCTTGAATTGATATTTTTTTCAAATGCTCTCTTTGTTTATCTGAACATTTACCAATTCGTGCTTCAGACATTTTCTTTTTAGTTTCTTCTGAAATTTTTCGCCCAAGCGCTTTCTGACGAATTTTTTCTTTAGTTTCTTCAGAATGCGTTCTGCCAAATGTTCCATCTCCGCCTTCTGTAAGATTGTATCCAATATTTCGATCTGTTGAATTAAATTTTTTAATCCAGAATTTTTCTTTTTCTTTTAGTTCTTCATAAGTTTCAGCAAAGTCTATAATCTCTAAAGTGAAATTATCTTCGCCATACTTAGCCATAGAACGATGGATCGGAGAAGGTTCTCCGATGCGAGATTCATACCAATGATGTCTATATCTCGCACCAGAACCTTGATTTGTTATACCTATATATATTTTCCCAGTTATTTTATTTGTAATCTTATAAACCTCATTACTTTTCATAGTATAATTTTTTCAGTTATACTATTATAACGCAGGGAACATAATTAGGTTATAATTCTTTTAACTTATTATTTTAACTGATTATTGCTGTGCGTCCATGATCAATTCTCCACATGCCCTAGGATCACGTAACATAATACCTACTTCACCCAAGAAGTGTACTGAGTAACCATCCTTAGCATTAGAACGAACTTCTGTGTTAGAGTGAGCGTAACCAGCAGGAGTTACAGAACCAGCTGTACACCAGTTAACGAATTCACGATCTTTACGAACTACTTTAACAATGTTAGCTTCACCATCACGACGACCCAAATCTAAGAATGTCATACGGTAAGATTCCAACGGTTTCAAAGTAACAGGATGCAACTGACGATTGTAAGTAGTGTTGTCATACAACGGGAAATACTTCAAAGTCAATTCAATACCGTTAGACATTGCATAAGTTTTAAACTGACCACCGAACTTCAGATTATCACCAGAACCAGTTACGAATACTGTGTCAATCAAGTTCATGTTAGCCATCTTTTCTTTAAGTACACGGTCAAATTCACGCATACCCATTTCACCAGTCAAGGCAACAAACTTACGTTCATTAGTACCTAATACATTGTAAGACAGGTCAAACAAGAAGTCTTCCAACAGTTCAGCTGTCAAACGAGTATAGTAACGTCTATTAGACGGAGCAATCTGTTCCAACAAACCAGCACCAATAAATGCAGGACGACCATTCTTACCTTTCAGGTTACAAGAACCATCTTTGTTTACATTGTTCTGATTGTATACCAAAGCTCTTTCAAGACGTTTGTACCACTCACGCATTGCAACCCATTCCTGGAATGTAGACCACAAGTAAGAAGTTTTACCAGTCTTAGGATCTTTCAAAGCTACTGCCATAACTGTAGAGTAAGCAGAACCTGTGATATCATAAGACAGACGTACTGTAGTCAAGTAGTTACGCATCTTGAAGTGAGTATTGTAGTTCAGGATATCAGCCTCTTCACTGTATTCTTCATAAGCAGAAGCCAAACGGTTCACTTGGCAACCAGAAGCTAAAACAGCAGGGTCAATATAAGAAGCAGGGCTACCATTAGATACAAATACTGTATAAACATACAGATTGCCATCTTGATACGGAGCATCCTGAATACGTGCTTGACTCTTATCATCAAATTCGATAGTAGCACCAGGACCGACAATTATATTCAATATTGAGCGTTAATCAATATTCGCTACTCTAGGTAGCTGCTTATACTTTCGCATAAGATTAGACTATATCTTCACCCTTAATAGGGGTTCCGCACTTCGGCTCACTTGAGCCTACGAGATTGTTCTCTAGTCGTTGAACTTCCAAATATTCTGAATCAATTCTTAAGCCTTTAAATATACCTTGTTTCACGTACATTCCTGTGTTGGCATACTTTTTGATAACGGCTTTAAAATTCTTTTTTGAAGATGCAAATTTTTTAGCAACATTTGTTATACCTATAACGGAAAAGGCTTCACCGTTAAAAACATTAGTAAAAGTATAAACTTTATATTGCCGCTTTGTCATGAATCTACCTGCATCATAAGAGTAATGAGAATTAGTATAATTATCACACCACTCTAGATTTTCATACCAATTATTCTTAGTATTGTAATCTTTATGATTAACTTGGGGTAAATTGTTTGGATTTTCTACGAAAGCTTCTGCTACTAACCTTGATACTCTATATTCATATCTTTTACCATTACTACTTAAAGCAACCCTTTCGTATCCATCCATTGAAAGTCTAGGTTTTAAAAAATCTTTCTTGTATTCTGACCAAACTTTTCCATCGTTAGATATTTTATACAATCCTTCAAAACCTTTAACATCTTTCAGAATTATTTGTTTAGCTGCTGATTGTCCATTTTCATTATTTTTCATAACTCTATATATTTAAATTTAACTCTACGGTTTATTTATCTTTAGGAGTTTCCAGCAATTCACGGAATTAATTTTTCATCGCATTACTGCGAGGCGTAGCTCAAATCAAGGTTAACCACGCATCTTCCAACCACAAAGTGATAGGTGTATTACCCAAACCTGGAGTAGAATTTTCATTAATTGCAGCACCATTCCATTTAGCGTCACGAATTGTAACAGCTCTATCCTGGTCAATCATAACACCCCATTCAAATGAAGGCTGATCAATAGTCATTACATTTCCAAGACCACCTGTCAACATATCAAGAGAAGTACTGTAACCATTATCTTTAGTACCAAATACGTATGACAGGATAGTAGATACCTCATAAGGTCTTTGCTGAGAAGCGAGACTAATCTTATTAGTGTCGATCAAATCAGAAAACCATTTACCTTTGTATAATTGGAGGTTATTAAGAATATTATTATCCATAAAATACTAGTAATTTAATTTTTTTATTTATATAATTAAT